TAGTCCCGCAGCGCGGCGTAGGCTGCGAGGTAGGTGGAGTGCACGGCCAGCGGCTCGCTCGAAATCGACGGGTACTCCGCCTGGATCGCCTGCCACTCCGCGACCCAGCGCGGCTTCTCGGCGATGCCGAGGACGGCGCCGGATGGCATCGACGCCAGCACCTCGTCGAGCGTGTAACCCTGCTCTCGCGCGGAAGGGTCGAGGTATCCACCCTGCTGTTGGTCCGAGTAGGCGGCATCGTCCTTGGGCATCGCTTCCAGGGGGCTACGCCACATCACTTCCTCCCCTTCTGCTTGGCGCCCAGGGCCACACCCTTGGCGATGTCCATGGAGTTCTCAGGTCTCTCGTCACCGGAATGCACCTTGTAGAGGTAGCGGCCCGAGGTGATGATCTGGGCCGTCCCAGGCACGCCGGCCAGCGTCCCAAACATGTCGGCGCCGGTGAAGGCCACGCGATCCCAGTCCCCCTTGTCCAAGGCCGTGCCCGTCTGGAGGAAGAGGCGCCCGGCCTTCTCAAGGCCAGACACCGCGGGGCTGAAGCGGTAGCTCCCGCCGTTGTCCAGGATCTTCGTCATGTCCCGCAGAACCGGGATGGTGTTGGGGGCGGACAGCAGCGCCTTCCTGGCAGCCCAGGCGCCCTTGTCTTCATCATCCCCGGGCCCCTGCCCCTTGATGAGGTCCCCCAAAATCGCCGGGATCATGACCGCGAAGAGCACCCGGGCCGCCCACTTGGGGACATCCTTCACGCCGCGGACCTGGTGACCGGCGTCCCGCAGGATCCCGTAGGTGGCCGTGGCATCGCCCATGAACATGGTGACGAACTTGGCCAGCTCGTTCTGGCGCTGGATGGGGGTGAGGTCCTTCGGGCTTCCGACCTGCAGCACCAGGCGGGCCGTGCGGTCCGCTTCCCGGATGGCCTGCTCCTCTGGCGCGCCTTCCTTCAACGCCTGGCGGTAGGCCCCAAGCCAAGTCGGCACGGACGTGATGGTGTCGGCCAGGCCGATGCCGTGGAAGGCGAACCGCTGCACCTCGGCCCACGCGGAATTCTTGCCGGTGAGCCTCTGGAGCGCGGCCCGGATGTCGCGGTCCAGGTTCTCGGAACGGAAGCGCATCTCCCCGGACATCTCGCGGACCTGCTGCGTGACCTCCACGGGGTGCCGCATGAAATCCAACAGGGCCTTCCCCAGCTCCGTCTTCTTCACCCGATCCGAGGCACGGATGAGGTCCGTGGCCTGGACGATCACCGAGGAAATCTTGAACCCGATGGTAGCCGCCACCATGTTGGAGCGCATCCCCATCATGAATCGGCTGAACCCCCCAAGGCCCTGGGCTGCGGACCCGTTCCGGTCATTCACCACGGAGCGGAGCCACGGGAGGAACTGGGCCTCATATTCGGGCCCGAGGGTCTCCTGGATAGCGCTTCGCACCCGCTGGTCCGTGATGAGCTTGTTCACCGCCACCACCGCTTCGCGGTGCGTCAGGTCCTTCACCACCTTGGTGACGTGCCCGGTGAGCACCTGCTCGAAGTCCAGCACCAGCGGGGCCGCGAAGTTCACCCGGGCCTGGGTGTGCCCCTTCGAGGTGGTGGCCTTGACGTAGCCTTTCTCGAAAAGCTGGGAGAGATCCCCGCCCGCCTGGGACGCCCCCTGGCTGGAGCGTTCTGGATCGTAGGCCAAGGGGTAGTACCCGCCCTGGAGGGCCATGGTCGTTCCGTCCTCCAGGGTGACAGTGAAGGGCTTGGCCTCCACCTTCACCGGTTCCAGCCCGGTCATCCGGTGCTCGAGTTCAGCGATGGCGGGCCAGAGGGAGTTGATGATGTCCCAGGTCTTCTGGACGAACTCCCAGTCCGCACGGTTCAGCTTGCCCGTGGCCCTGGTGACGGCCTCCATGCCCTCCGGGCTGGCCCAGCCGTGCCCCTTGAGCATCTTCTCGAAGTTCTCCGCGTTGCCCATGTTCAGGGCCATGGAGAGGATCATCTTGCGGGACACCTTCCCGATGCCGGGGATGTCGTAGGCATCGAGCATGGAGAGCCGCTGTTCCTTCGGCATGGCCTCCATAGCCTCCACCAGCTTGCCGGTGATGGCTTGGTGCATGGCGTACTCCCGGACCTGGGCTTCCGCGATGGGCTGGAAGATGTGCTCACGCCAGGGCCCGTTGATGTCCCCGCCATCCAGCCAGTCGATGACCTGCTCGAGCTTGAGCAGCATGGCGTCCCCACCGAGCAGCAGCCCGCGGGCCTTGTCCCCTGCGGTCTTCAGGAGCGGGTCCACCGGCAGCGGGCGGACCTTCTTGGCATGCTCGTAGGCAGAGGCTCGCATCGCTTCGATGGCCTCCTCCTTGTCCACCTTCCGGCCTTCCACCTCCAGCTCCACTTGGCGCCGAGCCACCGTCTGGATGTTCTTCAGGGCGTCCCGAACTGCCCGGAGTTCGGGCACGGTGCACTCCCGGAAGTTCTTGGGCTGCTCCCGGTAGAGATCGGGGTCGATGCTGATTTCCTCCCCGTTGGCGGCGAGAGCCTGGGCCCAGACGGCGAGGCTTTCAGCGCGCTCCGCCAGTTCCTTGTTCGTCACCCGCACGAACTCGTACCGCTCCAGGATGGCGTTGTGCTGCTCCTGGAAGCCCGCCCCGGCCTTGCCCAGCATCGCCTGGGTGCGGGGTTTCAGCGCCTTGGCGCCGAAGTCGTAGATGGCCTCCACCTCTTCCTTCGCCTTCACGGCCTCGAGGTAGAGGTGATGGTTCAACAGGGCCTTCTGCCGGGCGTCACCCGCGGCCTGATAGTCCTTCTTGGCCATGGCCGCCAGCGCAGCACGGGAGAGCTGCCGCTCCGCCACGAGGTAGCGGTAGGGCTGCAGATCCTTCGCGGCCTGCTGCTCCACCAGCTCCCGAGCCGCCTTGCGGAAGGTCTCCATGGGAGGGACCACCGTGGCCGCCCGAGCGTCCCGCCGGTCCTGCCGCTCCGCCTCGCGCTGCTCCTTGGCCTGCTGCTCCACGAAGGGCTTCACCTGGGCTTGCAGCCGACGGATAGCCCGGAGCTCCTGCATCAGCACCTCTTCCCGGTGCTGGTTGTGCAGGGCCTCCACAGCGGCATCCTGGAGGCTCCCATCCACCATCAGGTCCCCGTGCCGATCCTTCATCCGAGCCTCAGCCAGGGCCTTGATGCGGGTCTTCCGCGGCTCCAGCGTGCGCAGGGCCTCGATCAGTTGCTCCCCGGAGTCGAAGCCCAGGAACTCGGCCGCGGCCTCGGCATCCATCCCACCCTCCCGGGCGTAGAGGCGCCGGAAGGAGCGGGGCAGGTTCTTGGCGAAGCCCTCCCCGAACTGGGCTTCGATGGCTTCCTTGGAGAGCTTGATGGGCGTTCCGTCCTGCAGCTCCCCCTTGGTGAGAGCCACGAAGGCCCGCTGGGCGGGATCGGCGTCCACCTCCGCCGCGGCGGCTTCCGTCTCGCGCTCCAGCCCTTCCTTCCACCAGGAGGCGCGTTCCCGCAGCAGTTCCCGGTTCAGCCGGGACGCCAGGGCCGCCTTCGCGGTGTCCGTCTCGGCCGCCACCGCCTTGGAGTAGAGGGCGAACTCGGCTTCCGTCATGCCGGCATCTTCCGCCGTGGCGAAGAGGGGGGCCTCGCCCATGTCCTTCTTGGCCGCCTCGATTTCCTCATCCGAGGCATAGAGCCGGTCGAACACGGCCCGCACCTCGTCGTTCAGCTTCACCAGCCTGGAGACGCTGCGGTAGATGAGCTTCAGCCAGTTGGACACCCGGGCGAAGACTCCCTGGAGGTGAGCCGAAGGGGCCTTCCCTTCCATCAGGTAGGCCTCGTTCGCGCGTGCGAACTTCTCGTGCTGCTCCCGCCCGATCTGCTCACGGGAATCCACACCCAGCCACTTCAGCAGGGCGGCGTGGTCTTCCTTCACCTGGGGGTTCACGCCCTCCATCTCCGCCAGATCCCCCAGCACCTCGAGGTAGAAGTGCCCGGTCTCGTGGACGAAGGTGGACAGGTCCGCATCCTGCAGCAGTCCGATGTGGAAGGTCCGGTCCGGCCCGAAGCGGATGAACCCGCGGTTGTCCGTCGGGAACACCTCGCCGGCCTGCAGCGCCTTGATGTCCTTCTCCCACTCGGAGAACTCGGCCTCTTCCGCGTCATGGGCCTGGATTTCGTGCTTGGCCTGGGCGGCCTTGGTGTTCAGCGCGAGGCGGCGCATGCGCTTGGAGAGGTTGGACTGCCCCAGGCTGGTCCCGCCCAGCGCCTCGCCCAGATCCCGCGCGAGGTCCGCCAGCTCGGGATGATCCTTCGCGGCCTGCGCGATGCGGGCCAGCAGCTCCGGCCCATCCGCCACTTCCTCGGGGTTGATCCCGAGGGCCTTGAGAGCCTGGTTCAGGCCTTCGGTTCGGGCTTGTAGCTCGGGCTGTAGACCGGGGGCTGCGCTTCCGCCTGCTCCAGCGTCCGCGCCCACGACGCCTGCGCCTCCGGCGTTTTCGCCCACTCCACCAGGGAAGGCCGCTTCGAGGTCTCTTCGGATGTCGGCTGGGAGTTCTGGTTCATTGGGGCCCTTCAGGTAGGAAAGATAGGCCTCGCGGGCCTGCGTTGCAAGAGCGCTTCTGTCTTCTGCGGCGCGCTCACGGATGGAGATGGCGGCGTCCTTCCCATCCTCCGCGAGGCTCCCGCCCACGATGGACGGCTGGCCGTTTTCCGCAGCCTTCAGGTGGTAGAGGCTCACGCGATGGCTGTTCCGGTGCTCCTGGGCCACCTTCAGCATTTCGCCAGGGACCTTCAGCCGCGTGTCCATCATCCCGCCCGGGGGCACCATGCGGCCTTCCCGAGTCGAGCGGCGGAGCATGGACTTGAAGGACGCGCCGAAATCCGGGCGGTCCACGAAGACCACGGCCGCGTCCTTCCCGCGGCCAAGCGCCTCCTGGATGTAGTGGTTCACCGTCTTGGCGTCGTCGTGGGGTGCGTCGATCACCGCGCCCATGATCCCGTCGCCCAGCAGCCATTCCGCAGTGCGCGTCTTCCCGGAGGCCTGGGCCCCGGCCGTGATCCCGACAGGGAGATCCCCGGCGAGGTCGTAGGCATGCTGGCGGAGGTGCTTGTGCAGGGTGATGACCTGGCTCTGCAGGGCAGCGTCAACCTGCTTCATGGCCGCGAGGCCGAGCGGCACGTTCTCCGCAACCGCCGGCATCATGGCGTTGATGATGTCCCCGTTGACGAGCCGCCCGCCCATGCTCTGCGGGAAGGCAGCGTAGGCGTTCACGAAGCCCTGCGGGTCATCCACCCACGTCTGGATGTCGGATTCGATCCCCTTCACCACCCGCTGCTGCGCTTCCGGGGTGAGGTTGTCGAAGTGGACGCCCTTGGGTGCGGGCTGGTCCACCGGGCCCTGCCAGAACCCGAGCTCATCAAGCCTGAGAGGCTGCACCGGCTGGGTGATGTCCTCCCCGGGCTGGGTCGTCTTCAGGCGCGCCAGCACCGCATCGGCAAGGCTCATGGCGGGCGTCTCGCCGGGAGCGGGCCGGGACACCTCCAGGGCGTACCGGGCGTCCAGAGCCGCGGGGTCGATCCCGGAGCGCTCCGCCAGGTTCGTCATCGCCTTGGCGTGCAGGGTCGCATAGGCCTCCGCCGTCTTCGGCTCGAACCCAGCCGCCTCAAGCTGGGCCTGGGTCTTCTCCTGGATCGCCCACCACGCCGGGGCCGCGGCTGCCGCCTCTTGGGCCTGCTGCTGCACCTCGGGCTCCACCTGGGCGGCCTGCGCTTGGTAGGCTTCCAGCTCACGCGGGCTCATATCCCACGGCCTGAACCGAATGTCCGGGGCCAGCTCGGCGTGAAGGTCCGTCCCTGCGATGTCCCGCGCGTAGGAAGCCGTGGGGATCACCACGTCCGTCCCAGCGGCCAGGGCCTCCAGGTAGTTCCGGGCCCCAAGCTGCTCCGCCACCTGGGCAGGGTCCACGCCCTTCTCCTGGAAGAACGTCTCGAAGCGCTCCGCAGGGATCATCACGTTCTCGTGGTCCGTCCCCTCCACCATGGTCTGGACGGCCTGGCCGAAGGCCTCCGGGCTCCGCTGCCGGAGCTTGGAATCACGGGCGGCATCGCCGAGGGCCTGTGCGGCGTCGGCTCCCTCCATGGACGCCTGGAGGTCGAAGAACAGCTCCAGGTTCGACCGGCGCCCACCCACCCGGCGCGCCTTCAGAAGGCTGCTGATCGCCTGCCCCCCGCGCTCGAGGATGCCTGCGGACAATCCGCCCATGGCAGCCTCTTCCAGCACCCCCTCCAGCGCGCCGACGTGGCGCTCCGGAGTGTCCGTGCCCAGGTTCGAGACAACCTTCTGGACGCCCTCCTGGGTGCCTTCCGCCAGCATCGTGCGGGCGAGGTGTGCCGCAGACTTCCCCTCGGGGTTGAAGAAGCCGATGCGGTTGGTCGCGGCCAGGAACGCCAGGTTCCCGAGGAACACCTTGTTGGCTCTGCCGGAAGCGAACTCGTGGGACTGACCCTGTTCCCGCAGCGTGTCGTAGACGGATCCCGCTTCGCTGGCGGCCTCCACGCTGGCGCTCGCCGTGGCGCCGATGAGGGGAGCCCACCGCGCCAGGGCGGGCACCTTGGAAGCCAGCTTCAGGGCCCCGTACCGCGCCCCCATGCCGGGGAGCAGGAGGCCAAATGAACTCGACACACCCTCGGAAGCCTTCTCGGCGATAGTGGCGTCCTCGGGGGTGAGAGCGGAGGTGAGGGACTTCAGCGCCCCAGACGTAGACCTGGGCGCCCCGGTCTTCGCTTCGACGAAGGAGGCTAGCCCCGTGAGGGGGTTTACGAATCCGCGAGCAGTGGCCGCCGCCAAGCGGAGGGGGTGCATGGCGGTGATGTCGCCGGTCCCCTTCAACCCAGCCTGGCGCACGGCAGAGCGGGCCTGCCGCACGTCCTGGGCTTCCTCCTGGGACATGAACAGGGTCCCGTCCACCAGGCGGCGGCCAACGTCCTTCACGCGATCCCACGCGGTGAGGCGCAGGGCCGACATCTGGGGGATGGACTCGATCCGGGCCAGGTTCTCCACGTCATCGTGGGCGATGGAGGCGTTGTTCTCGTCGGAGAGCCACGCCGCGGCCTTGGGGTGCGACTGGATCAGGCCGGTCACGTCCAGGGAGCGCAGCCGGTCCTCCTGCTCCACCTCAGGTAGGAACTCGCCCACCAGGGCTGGGGCTTTGCCGGTCTTCGCCGCCAGCGTCAGGGCCTTGGCGTACTCGTCCGGGTTCCGGGTCATGCCCCGTCGGAGTGAGGCCTCCAACCCGGCCGCACGCCGGTCCTTCTCCGCTTCCTGCTGGAGGTAGGCCTGGAGCTCGTCCATCACATTCCCTTCCCGTACTTGAGCACGTAGGCGTTCCGCAGGCGCTCCTTGGTGGGGGTGACGCCAGCGTTCAGCAGGTCATCGACCACCGCTTCAGCCTTCTTGGGGTCCAGAACGATGCTCTGGTCCAGGGCCTTGGGGTCCGCCATCTCGAAGAGGAATTGCTCCTTCTCGTTCGTGCCCCAGAGCCGCCCCGGCGTGACGATGGGCACCTTGAGCAGCATCCGCTTCAGGATCCCGTCCTTCTCATCGCGGGTGAGTTTCTTCCCGCGGGCCCGCTGCTCCTGGTCGATGACCTGCTCAGTGCGGAACTTCAGCTCCCCGAGCTTGGCCTTGTCGTCGCTGCTGGGCTTGTCCACCTTCAGCCCAGCCTGCCGAGCGAAGAAGTTGAAGCTGTCCGCGTCCACAGTGGCGTCGTGGACCTCGGCCCCGCCACGCCCGAGCTCGGCCTTCTTCATCAGGAGCTGCTTCGTCAGGCTGTTCCCCATCTTCGGGGCCAGGGCGAAGATCTCCGCATCGCTCATCTTGGCCAGGGCTGCAGGGTTCGAGGCGCGCGCCCAGTATTCGGCGAACTGGGCCATGCTGTCCCCTTCCCCGCCGCGCTTCTGGAAGGCCTCGATCTGGGTCACGAGCTGGGCCTGCTTGGTGCCGTCCAGGGATCGCCATTCCGGGCTGCGACGGATGGACCCCAGGCCCTGCCCAGCCAGGACCTGCTTCCAGATCCCGCCCGACACGGCATCCTCGCGCTGCCGCACGCTGTAGTCCCGCTCCTGCGCCCGCTCGCGCATGATCCCGGTGGCCATCTTCAGGGCGTCAGGGTCCTTGGCGAAGCGCTTGCGCAGCTCCGCGTTCATCGCGTCGAGGTTGGCGGCGTCCGTGTCGTCCTTGGGCCCGTGCTGCGCCCACACGCCATCCACGGCCGTGCTCACCTCCATGTCCCTGGTGTCCCGTTCGATCAGGGCCCGCATCTTCGCCCCATCCCTCGAGGTGATGCCGTCCTTGTTGGCCTCGTAGTAGGCCTTGGCCCCCTTCGGATCGCGGGCATCAAGCATCTGGCCCAGCACAGCGGAATGGATGCCCGACACGGCTTCCAGCTCCGCCATCTGCGCCTGATCCGCGGCCATCCCTCCAGCCCGGGCTGCCAGTGCCACGTTCGCGCGGATCCGCTGGACGCTCTGCGCCACGGAATCGGGGTCGCTGAAGTTCCTGGCAGCGTGCTCCCGCTCGGTGGCGATGACGCCCTCCACCACACTCTTCCGATAGACCTCACCCTGGGCCGCCTCGTGCCGCTGGAGCTGCCCCCCGAACTCCAGGCGTCCGCGCGCGGCGGCGCGGTTAAACAGGGCCCGCTGGTTCTCGTTCGCAAGCCCCCCAGCGATCTGGCGCGCGGCGGCATCGTAGCGCTCCAGGTAGTCCTGGCTCAACGGCTTCTTCCCGTTGAAGGCGTTGGCGCCCTCCTTCTTGAAGGCCCCGTCATCCCCCCAGCCAAGAGCCTGCTGCTGCTCGCGCATCGCGTTGAAGGCTTCTTCCGCCCGCAGCGTGTCAGCCTCTGCCCGGAACTGGTTCACGACGCTGGCGACGTGGAGCAGGCCCTGGGCCGCCCCGGACCAGGCAGGCTCCGGGGCACGGGTGGAGACCAGGGCATCCGGGAGAGCCTGCTGCTGGACCTGGGGGGTGTCATAGAGCGGGAGCTGCATGGCTGCCTCAGAGCTTCAAAATGGCCCGGTGGTAGGGGTCGGCGTAATTCAGGAGGTTGTATTTCCCGCCCCCGGTGAGCAGCGTCTTGGTGAAGTCGGACTGCTTCTGGGCCGCGTCCGCCTGGTAGCGGTAGTTCGCCGCTTCCACGCGGTGGCCCCAGGCCTCTCGCAGGGCGTTGGAGCGGATCGTCAAGGCGTCCAGCTCGCCCGTTGCGGCCGTCTGCTCCAGCACGTCCCCGAAGGAGCCCTCGTCGACCTTGAACCCGCTCGCGCCCATGGCCACGCGCTGGGTGCCCAGGATGCCGGCGGTCTTCTGGCGCTGGATGGTCTCGTTGACGGCCCCGCGCTTCAGGGCGTCCTCCGCCTTGGTGTCCAGCACCTTGGCGTTGTTCCGCGCCAGGGCGGCCGAGCCCTCCTGCTGATCGGCGCCACCGAGCATGGACGCGACGGTGGACCCCATGCTGACAGCCAGTCCGATCACAGCCGGGTTGCACATGGCATCCTCCTCTCGAAGCGGTGGAACGGCAGGCCCATCACGCCGTAGGGCTCCGCCGGGTGGATCGTGAACCCCAGCCAGCGCAGCCACCGGATCGCCTTGGTGTTCCTGGCGTCCACCCAGTTCTCCAGGTGCTCGTAGGTCCAGCCGGCCAGAATCGCGCGGGCGGGCTTGATCAGCAGGCGTGGGTCGAGGTTCACCGACCCCACCATCCAGGGCACAGCCGCCCCACCCAGCATCGCCGGGGGCGTGACGCCGAAGACGGCCACGGGCTCCCCATCCACGAGGCAGGCCCAGGCGTCCCCGAGGGAGGCGCGCAGGGCGTCCTTCGGGTCCACCATGGCCGCAGCCCAGAACTCGGCCCTGTCCTCCGGCCGGATCTCCATGGCCTGGAGGTGCTCGGGCTGGGAGCGGACGATCTCAACCGCCAATGGCCACCTCCGGGATGATGGCCCGGACCTCCGCGGGGAAAGGCTTCTCCTGGCGGATCAGCAGCCGCCCCGACTCGCCCCAGGACGTGGGGACAGTCGTTCCCGACAGGCCCTCGGGCACGGAGACGGGCATGAGGTGCGAGGCGTCCCGGCCCACCTTCAGACCGCCGGAGGGCCCGAGCAGGAGCTTGGCCTCGTGGATGGCCTTCTTCCGGGTGAGCAGGGCCTCCATGGAAGCGGGGGCAAGGTCCAGCGTCTCCAGGTCGGCCACGATGGGTAAGCCGGCGTGGACGATGGACGCAGGGCTCCCGAGGGTGATAGACCCGCTCACCACCTGGATCAGGCCGCCATAGGCGCCATCCGCGACCACCGCGACATACTTCCCCTCCAGGTGCCCCAGCCCCGTGAAGGTGGACCTAGGAACCGCGGGGAGGGACACGGACGTGACACCCACCAGCTCAATGGGGAGCGCCACTTCGTTGTCATCCACATAGGTCCCAGCGTAGGCCCGCGTTTCGTTGCCCACGCTGGAGATGGTGTATTCCGTTGCCACCCCGTTGGCGGTGACCGAGGCTACCTTCCCGGTGTCCAGCGCCACAAAGAACGGCTCCCCTGTCTCGATGACCCAGCGGAAGGTCTTCCCGGAGAGCTTCTCGGAGAAGACCCGGACGCCAGAGGTGCAGGACCGCGCTGTGCCCAGGTAGCTCAGGGAGCTGTCCAGGAACACCCCATCGGCCCGAGAGGTCAATCGCTCGATGTAGCGCACCGTCTGCCCGTTGATGGCCCTGCGGACGGCGAGGTAGAGCGCGTCCTCCGCCCCTTCGCTCACCACGGCAACGGACTCCACGGCGCCTCCCAGGTCGTGGCGGTGCCAGCCCACCACTTCCTGTTCCCGCATGTAGGTCATGCCCAGCAGCACCCCATCGTCTCGGACGATCCAGGCGCAGCTGTGGGGGACCTGCTGCCATGCCCAGGCAACGACGGAATGCCCCTCCAGCAGGTGCGAGGCCTGGACGGAAAGGTCATCCCCGCCCCAGGTGTCGTAGCTGTCATAGTGCAGGTTTCGCAGGCTCTGCCCCTTGTCCTGGACGTAGAGCACGTCCTTCCCAGCTCCGATGGGCGGGAGCTTGGAGCTTCCGCGCCAGCTCTGGGCGGAGGTCGCCATGGTGGCGGCAGAGAGCCCCTTGTCTCCGCTCCCGACGGTCCACTCGGCTCCCGAGGTGAGGGCCACGAGGCGGTTGAGCGGGATCATCCCCCGGATGGCGTTGACCTGGTTGGCCGCCAGGATCCCGGAGATGGCGTCATCATCCACCATGGGCACGGAGGTCCCGAAGTCCACTCGGCTCCCCGTGCGGCTCATCCACAGCGTGGAGGGCTTGGCGGAGGTGCACGCGAAGGCGAGGCGCTGGTCGTAGTAGCAGACGGCAGAGGGGAACCCCTGGTCGCCACCCCAAGCCCCGAAGCGCCAACGATAGCTGGGCACGTTGATGAGACTGGCGTTGGTGAAGAGTTGGACGCCGAGGGCAGCGAAAGGGACTTCCTGCTTCACGGCATAGGCCGTCACGGTCCCCGAGGTGAAGGCGAACACCCCGTCCGCGATGTTGGGCAGGCTGTCGAAGAGCTTGTAGGCGCACAGGGTGTTGGCGTCCTCGGCGTAGATTTCCACGCACCCCTTGAACACCCTGGCGGTCCCGCCGATGGTGTAGTTGAGGGTCATGAAGGCGTGGACGGGAACCTTCAGGATGGGAATCCCGTGGGCCGGAGCCCCCAGGGAGATGAACCCATCCGAGCGCTTGGCCGCGGTGGTGGCCGTCGCCGTCCCGCTCGCCGCGGTGGCCACGAGGTAATCCGGGATCCGCTCCAGGACCGTGGCCGTGGCCGAGAACCCATCGGCCGCCACGGCGGTGATCCGGGCGATGCCTAACCCGCTGTGCAGGTAGAGCCACGACACCACACCGTCGGACCAGGTGCCTTCGGTGTGGGCGGGGCGGTAGGTTCCGGTCTTCCCGCTGTTCAGGGCCCGGTAATACTTCCCGTCCGAGCGCCGGATGTCCCCAGCCTCCACGGCCTTCCCGGCTTCCCACGGGGTGAGATACTCCCGCTGCTCCGCGTAGAAGAGCTGCCCCACGTTCCCGGCAGCGAAGATAGCCTTCGAGGCGGTGAGCGTCACCACACCGTTGGTCCCGGACGCGTAGACCGCGGCTTCCCGGTCCACGTTCACATCCTGCCAGGGGCCCCGGATGTAGGGGAACGCCGTCAGAGTCCAGATATCGTGAGCCAACCGGCTCAGGTCCATGGGTGGGTGGTTCGGGTGGCAGAGCGTCATCACGTCCGCGTCCTGCGCGAACGTCAGATCGTCCAGCTCATCCTCGGTGTAGGGCGTGGCCAGCACGAAGGGCTGCGGGATCACGTAGGTGATGTCTCCGCTCCGAAACTCCCGGTTGGTCTGGACCTGCCCGCCGTTCATGTAGACCCGCATGTAGCAGTGGCCGAACTCCATGACATAGCCCTGCTCGGTGTTGAACTGGAAGGGGATCAGCCTGAGCTTGGTGTGGCCGTCTATTGAGGTCGCGGCCGCAACGAACCGCGTCCCCGTCCGGTTCCATGCCCCACCATAGGGGCGAGTGATCCAGTTCTTGCAGGTCTTCAGGCTCGTCTGGTAGCGGGCAAGATCCACGCGCCCATGCAGGGACGGGGCCAGCTCGCCGCCGGAGAGGGAGGGCTGGAGTAGGGTGGTCATCGGCGGCACGCCAGGAAGTCAGGTTCGGGGTCTTCTCCGCCCTGCCCCTCGGACATGTCCCGCGCCTGCGCCTCGGACAGCGCAGCGAGGTAGGCGCGCTGGGCCCGCTCCGCCATCTCACCGGTCTTCCCGAGGGAGGGGGCCAGTTCCCAGGCCAGCCGCGCCACGAAGGCGTTGTTGAAGAGAGGGTCCTCCCAGGCAAACACCTCTGGGGCGGTGAACGCCGGATCCACCTTGGCCGTGTAGGCCAGCTCGGCATCGGCCTGGTCCGTGAACACGCAGACCGTGCCGTCGGCGTCCCGGCCCACCTCGAAGGGGATGGCCTGGGAGAGCCGCGGGGCACGGAGCCCAGGAACCACGATGGACCGCGCGAAGGCACAGTCCACCGGCACCGCGTAGCTGAAGGCCCAGTTGGTGGGTGCAGGCGCAGAGGCGGCCACGAGCGCGGCGCGCCGGGTGGCGAAGCCCCAGGGGTGCACCCGTAGCACACAGTCCCAGACGTGCCGGTAGAGGGCCTTGCAGAGCTTGGCCGTCGTCTTCTCGTCGTCGAGGGTGTCGATGGTCTCCGAGTTGCCCAGCCGCATCAGCGCCAGATTGCAGAGGTCAACCAGCAGTTCCATGCGTCCCTCCAGATGGGTGCGGGGGCCGAAGCCCCCGCGGGGTGATTCAGATCACAGAGCCTTCGCCCTCCGCCGGGGCGGGCTCGTTGGGCACCGCGGGGCCGACCTTCGGCCCCTTGCGCCCACGCTTGCCCATCTCGCTCAGGGTCATCGGCTCATCGGCCGCCGGGGCGGGCTCGTTGGGCACCGCGGGGGTGCTCGCGTCCACGAACCACTTCGCCGTCAGGCTCGAAGGGACACGGAACACGACGCCGGGCTCCCTCAGGGCTCCGCCGTAGAATCCACGCTTGGTGGCTCGGACCAGTTTGGTGTCTTCAGCCATGCTTCACCTCAGAGCCCACTGCCCGCGTAGGCGTCCGCGAGGGCGCGCCACCGGGTCGGATCCTTGACCAGGAAGGCGTTGACCTTCCCCCCGTTGAGAGCTGTGGTCCCGGTGAGCTGCAGCAGGCCGAGGAAGGACTCGTAGCTCCCGGAGGGGAGGGCCCCGCAGAAGAGCACCGTGCCGGGCGGAATGGCTGCGGCGCCGGTGGCGAAGGCCTTGGTGGCCACGTGTTCCGTGGCCGAGCCATCGGTGGCGATGGCCGCCTGGGCGTCGGACACCAGCTTGAACTGGACCGTGCCGGCAGTGCCCGCCGTGGCGAGGCCCTGGGACCCAACCTGGATCACCAGGAACACGGGCTCTCCCGCGCCGATGTTGCGGAGCGTGGGGCTCACGGTGGGGCCGTTCAGGGGGATCTGGTTGCCCAGAAGGTAGGTGCCGGCCGCGCCCGTGTTGGCCGCGGCGTCGTCGCACATTTCGAGAAGGGTGTCCATGATCATGGTGGCTCCTTAGGTCAGGCTGATGCCGGCTTCGGTGTTGGTGAGGGCGTCGCAGAGACGGATGGGGATGCCGTCATACATGGGCAGGCTGATGCGCGCACCGTTGGGGCGCGTGAGCTGGTCCACGGTGATGGTCCCCTTGGCGAAATTGCGCGCCTGGGAGCGGAAGAAAGACCGAACGCGGCGGGGGCAGTAGAAGGCGGCCCGGCCGGCGTTCATGTTCGGGATGAGGTCGATGGCCTCGTCCATGAGGTCCAGGAGCTTGGGGCCAGCGCTGGCGTCCCGCGTCAAGTCCTCCTGGTTGATCTGGATGCGGACGGCGTAGCGCCAGTCCTTCACGCAGAGGCCGACGTTCCAGTTGTAGTAGGTCTGGAGCACTCGGCGCTTCTCACCCGCAGCGTTGGTCTCCACGACCTCGCCGTCGTCCTTGATCGTCAGCCCCAGCGTGGAGCCCTTGGGGTAGATGCCGAAGATCGTCTCGGGGCTGGAGACCATCAGCCAGATCGAGCAGTTGTCGGCGTTGTCGGGGGAGGTCGTGGGGCTCTCCAGGACGATGTTGCACCCGTTCTCCGCGGCCTTGCTGTTGTAGCGGGGGGCCAGGCCGGTAAAGGCCTCGCTCTCCACAGCTTCGTTGGCGTAGAAGAGGGACCGGGACAGCTTGCGGTTGAAGCCCTCGATAAAGGGCTTCTGCTCGGACAGCATCCAGTCGGGGGCGTAGCCGTTGATCTTGGCGAGGTCCGCGTCCACCACCGCGTAGTTCTTGAGCATGGCGCAGGACTCGGTGACCTGCTCCACGGTGCTCTTGGACGTGGGGGTGAACCCGTAGAGCTTGGCGAACGTCGGCTCGGGGATGCCAGTGCGGATGCCGACGAGGTGGCCGGTGGGGAGGTTGCCCTCGGCCCACGCGAGGTCATCCAGGATGTCGTTGTTGGTGTCGAGGATCTCCACGATGTCGTGGATCACCTTCCCGTCCGGGCCCAGCCGCTTGGCCAGGTCGAGCAGGGTGGGGTAGTTGCTGGAAAGCGCGGTCATGGGACCTCCTTATGTGGGTTATCCCTTGTTGGGGTAAGACTTGGGTAGAAGACGACGGGCCCTCGCGTCGGCGCTGTTGTCGTCGGCGTCAGCGCCGCTCCCGCCCCTGTGGAACGAATCCTCCGCCATGGCCTTGCCGACCTTGGCGCAGAAGCGCACGAACTCGGGGTTGGAGCCCAGGCCGGTGTGGTTCAGCAGGTTCACCAGCTCGGGCGTGCCGAACTGGTTCAACGCCTGCTTTCCGGCGGCGAGGGTGGCATCCAGGTTGTGGCCGCCCAGCTCCTTGTCCGAACGCACGGACTCCTCCCACCCCTGGCGCTGCTGGAGCGCCTGGGCCTGCTGGGCAGAGCCGAGCGCAGACATTCGGCTCGCGTAGACGTCCACGAGCTCCTGGGCCGCCTCCTGGGTGAGGTTCAGTTTCCTGGCCAGGGGCTCGAATGCGGCCACGGCCTCGGGGTCCAGGTCCATTCCATCGGGGGCCTTGAACTCGTACTTCTCGGGCGCGCCGGGCTTCGCATCCTTCTCGGTCTGCTCTTCGCCCTGCCCTTCCGCGTTCGCCTTCCCCTCCTGCTGCTCCTGGTTCGCAGCAGCGGCCCCGCCCAAGAGCGAGGTCTCCTCTCCACCCGTTCCGGCGGCGCCGTCGGTCTGGGCGGTTTCGGTGGTCGTGGTCTCGTCAGCCATCCTGTTCTTCCTCCTTGGGGGCCTGCTTCTCCGGCTCCGCCTTGCGGGCCTCCTGCAGCAGGAGCAGGTAGTAGGGCTGGATCTGGGGCTCCTGCAGCTCCGCCAGCAGGAACAAGCCAGCGTTCCGCATCCCCTCGTTGAAGGCCGTGGCGTGCGGGTCCCCGGTGAAGCTGCACCGGTTCACGCCGAAGCGCTCCAGCATCCGTGCGATGAAGCGGCGGCCACCCTCGGACCGGACCACGTTCTCCAGGTCCAGAAGCTCCTGCTTTCGGGCGAGGTCCACCTTCTTGCGGCTGCTCATGCGTAGCCTCCACGCAGGGCCGTGGCCAGTTCAGAGAGCGCGCTCGGGTCCGTCACCTGGGTGTCCGCCAGGGTCTTGCCGGTCTCGGCCGCCTGCTGGGCCGCAGCGAGTGCCTGGGCATTCTGCTGGGCCTGCTGCTCGGCGGCGGCCTCTGCCGCTACTTGCTCGTCAGGCTTCAGCAGCTTAGGCGGCGCACCAATGGCGTCCGAGAAGGCGTTCAGGGCCTCCAGCCCGTTCACCTTCTTGAGGGCCCGCGGGTCCAGAGTGCCGACCATGCCGGCGAACTGGACGGTCTCCTGGATGGCCATGATCGCGGTCATCTTCTGGGCCTGGGCCATGACGGAGACGTACTCGACGGAGAGCCCGGCCTGCAGGATCTCCTTGGGCGGGTTCTTGACCATGCCGCGGCGCTGCATGATCGACCAGGTGCGGGCGATCAGCGGATCCAGGAGTTCATCGTTCAGGCGCTCGAGCACGGGCCCGAGCATCAGGAGCTTTTCCTCGTGCCGCTCGGCAATCTCGCGCGCGGTGACGTTGCTGCGCGTGTCGTTGCTGATGAGCAGGAACAGGTCTTCGTAGAAGGTCCGCCGGATGCGCTGCTGAATCTCGCTCATGTCCTGCAGGAGCGGGTTGAGCATCGCTGGGTTGACCTGGTAGAGCGGGGCCACGCCAGGCTGGCCCTGGATCTGGTCGTAGAAGGTGATGTCCCCGCCGAGCAGGCCCACGCGCCGGTTCTGCAAGCTGGAGGGCGCGCCCATCGGGGGTGTCAGGCCCTTGTCGATGAACTGGCCGTGCCGCCTGCGCTCGACCTGCAGGGCCATCACGTCGCCCAGCGCCTCCATGCCGGGGCAGTTGGAGCCGTAGAAGTCCTCGCCCGTGACCTCCCAGCGGGGCGCCAGGACGGGGAACTCGTCGTAGCCAGCCTGCGCCAGCACCTTGTCTTTGTCTCCGCCGGCCTCGTAGTAGACGGACTCGAAGCGCTTGAACTTGCTGCTGGACTTGGCAGGGTCGAACTCGGGGTTGGGCCCCACGGCGTGGATCACGTCGATCCATGCGTTGGGGTTGCGGTCCGCGAGGTTCTGCACCGTGACGCTGCAGGCCTCCTTCCCGAACTTCTCCACCAGCTGGTGAGCTGTCATGGAGAACTCGCGGAAGCACTGGTTCGTGCGCCCGCGGTGGTCCGTGCCCAGGACGTAGGAGCCGATGGGCATGGCCGCGGAACGGATGACGGTCTCGTCGTCCTCCAGCAGGGAGAAAGCGTGCGTCCCGAAGGCGCCCAGGTCCGAGTAGCAGCCCGGCAGGGTCGTGTAGAGGTTCGACTTCAAGAAGATTTCCGCCATGCGGGCGCGGTGCTCATCCAGCCACACCTTGGCCGGGTGCCACGCGTTCAGCTCGGGGTCCGGCGTGCGCAGGCCAAACCAGGGCCGGGCCGGGGACGTGATGCCGGACATCATGCCGGATGCCAGCGTGCGCAGCGCCAGCGTCGCGGTGCTGTCGATGATCTTGGGGTTGCGCTTGTTCCCCTGGTTCCGGTCCGTCACCAGGAAGCGGGAGGCGCGGGGCTTCAGGAAGTCGGAGAGGTCCCGCCAGTGCGGCAGAAACGACGAACGCTCCTTCTTGAGGGCGAAGTGGGTGCTGTCGAGGCGCTGGCGCAGGGAATCAGCCATCAGGACCCCAGGAGCGTCTTGGTGGACGTGGTGGCAGTGGCCAGGGTCGGAGGCGTCAGCAGCGTGTTGCCCTTCGCCGCAGCCTGCCGCTTGCGCTCACGGTCCCGGGCGGCCTGGATGGCAGGGTCCTCAGCCGTGGCCGCAGCAGGCGCAGCAGGAATCTTGGGAGCCTTCGCCGAGAAGCACATGGTCCACCCTCGACAACAGGCTGGTGCCGTGGGTGTCTCGCTCGAGTGAGACTATTTTTCGCGGGTCGCCATGCACCGCGGCGTGCTGGTCAAGCAGCCGTGCATTTCCATGGCGGTGCTGATGCGCTCCAGCTTGACTTCGTGTTCGTCCACCTTGGCGAGCTTGGCCAGGATGGTCTTCAGCTTGTCCGTGACCAAGTATTTAAGCATGACAGCCATAGCCAAGAGCACGACGCCCCAGGGCCCGAAGGTCTTGAAGAACTCGCTCACTGCAGCCTCCCCGTCCCGTAGCCGAGGGCGAAGCCGACAGCCAGCCCCTCGATGCGTCCCTTCCAGCGCTCCGCCCGGAGCGATCCTTCCCGCGCAGCCAGCGCGGCGCGAAGCTGCAAGGCCTCGCGCCCGCCTTCTTCCGCGCTCCGTTTCCAAGCGTCACGAGCCTGTTTCACTGTTCCCAGTTCGGCGCGCAGGCCGCTTATCTCGTGATCCTGGGCTTGGAGGAGTGCGCTCTGGGCTTCTACCAGAGCAGAGAGATCCAGTGCAGGTGCAGGCATCCCGACGGGCTCAGACGGGCGTGCCGCTGCACGTAGCCGTGCCAATTCGGCCTTGAGCCTCGCAACCTCTGCGGCGCGGGCCTTGTTCGCTTCAGCCTGGGCCTCGGCAGTCTGGTCATAGACGGTCCCCTGTGCAGCCGCCGCGACGCGGGCGGTCTCGTGGACATCGGCCTTAGCGGTGTGCTTCTGGGTGCTCCGCTCCGCCGCGCAGCTCCAGCCCATCAGCCCCAGCACCAGCGCCGAAACGGCGACGGTCGCCAGGATCAGGCGGCGGGTGCTGATTGCGCCCGTGGGGAGCGTGGGCAGGAGGTTCACGGCGCTGCCTCCAGCGTCCGCAGCTCGCGATCAATGTGCGCCTGCTGCTGCCCGCAGCGCGAGCACTGCATCACGACGCGCATCACAGCGCCTCCAGAGAGGGCGTGGTCGTGGACCTTGCACTCGCCTCCGCAGCGGGGGCAGACGGTCCAGGGTTCGGGGATTTGGAGCATCGGGCCTCCACCAGCTTGGACACGCCGTAGTTGCCGAGGGCCACGCCCAACCAGAGGCCGACGTGGGCGAGGTCCGCGCCTGTGAACTCGCGCCACACGGCCACCACCAGGGCCACCGCAGCGCACACGCGGCCCCAGGAGAACTGGTCGCGCCAGTCGTGGAAGGTGGAAAGGATCTTGGCGGCCATCACGCCACCTCCTGGTAGCGCATGCGTCCGCCCTCACGGTGCGCGATGAGCGCCTGACGCCTGGGCGTCGCACCGGGGCGGGCAATGGCGACGTGGAGCCACGTGGGCTCAAGGATGAGCTGATCGAAAGGCAGGTCGGAATGGCGTGCCAGCTCGAACAGGGCCCCGCAGGTGCCTTCCATGGGCTTCAGATCAGCGGCGCGCCCGTCACGGTGAGCCGAGGTCGGGACGCCGCCCACCTTGGCGTTGACCGCGGCGGAGCGGTAGCCGGAGTTGATCCGCAGAGGGCACCCGGCCAGGGAGCGCAGGGGCTCCAGTAGCGTCTCCGCCAGCCGGGCGAGGTTGTCACGCTCCGCAGCGCTCGGCACGTTGGGCAGGCCCGTATCGGTTCGGGTCAGCTCCTCAAGGCGGAAGTGCGGGGTCAGTTCCATGCCCCCAGGCTGCGGGCCGGAGCGTCTCGCCAGCCTGAGACTATTTTCATGCCGCGCCCTTGAGCCTCAGTCTGTGCCGTTCCGCCGCGCGGTAGAGCGTTCCCCTGGCCAAGCCGAGGCGCTGGGCCGCCAGGGTCGCACCCAGCCGGGCCAGCAGGTCGTACGCCCGTGCGTCCTCGTCGATCTGGCGCAGGCGCTCCGGCTCCACCAGCCCGGAGGCCTCGAGGGCCGCCAGGTGGCGCGCTGCACTCTGGGCCTGCTCGGCCACCTCCAGGTCGAGGCGGAGGTGCCGGGCCAAGATGACCAGGGCTCCGCGGGCCATCTCACATCCTCCCCGGGTCGTAGGGGTTGTAGTCGAGGCTGGAGGTGCGGGGCTGGGCCAAGGACGGGTGCAGGGCCGGGATAGCCGCGGGCTGGTCCGGCAGGGCGAACGTCAAGGCCAGAGCGTCCGCAAGGTCCGGGGACCGCCCCAGGCGCTTCTTGATCTGGTCCTTGTCCTCCAGCATGATCCTGCCGTTCACGAAGCTGTAGGTGGGCACGGTGAGCTCGCCCACCAGCTCCGGGAGGTTGGGCAGCGCCCCGCCCCGGCGGATCCAGTCCGCCAGCCCGAACCACATCTCCGCCCGGCGGTTGCGGTATCGCGGGTCGATGGCCGGCCCGTGGAACTGGATGCCGATGGGGTTGAGCCCGGCGGAGAGCAGGTTGTCGATCACCCCGTGCCCCCAGTGGCCCGTGTCGTCCACCGTCACCACCTCAGGGCTCCACCGCTGGTACGCCACGGCCACACGGGCCGCGATCTCGGTTGTCCGCTGGTGGCGCAGGACCACAGGCTTATGGGCGGCCAGGCCCTGGCGCGGGAACAGCACCGTGCGGTCATCGCCGAACCGCGCCACGTCCACGCCCAGACGCCGCTGGCTCCACTCGTAGGCGTCCGGCTTCAGGTGCCGCCCCATGGCCGCCTCCACCTCCTCCACGCTCAACAGCGCATTGATGGAGCCCGGGGGGAACTGCCCCAGGATGAACGCCATCACCCAAGGGTTGTCCCGTCCGTAGGTCTCGATCTGCTGGCGGGCCCAGTCCGCGTCCACGCGCGGGGTGCGCTTCGGATCGTCCGGGTCCGCCGTGATGGAGACCACGAACCACTGCTCCCGAACATGGGTGCAGGCGTAATACAGCAGCCCGTCGTGGCTGGTCGTGTTCCCGGCCGTGATGACGAGGCCGTCCACGCAGGAGGTGAGGCCCTGCTCTGCGCTCCGCAGCATGGCGGGCGGTATGTCACCGGACTCATCGATCAAGTAGAACGGGAACTCTGAGTGTAGGCCACTCAAGGTTCGCCCGATGGTCTCCGGGTCCGCGCTCTTCGGGTAGCCCCGGGCGGCCAGGAACCACGTCTCCGGGTGATCGTTGGCGAAGATGCGGGTCTTGGTCCAGGTGAAGGCCCTCTGCAGGAACGGACTGCGCCCCTGCCACTTCGCCAGCTCGGGCCAAAGGTTGGTGTCCAGGTTGTCCTTGGTGATGCTCACGGCGGCGCCCTTGGGGTGTTCCCCTTTCCCCGCGTAGCAGGCGAGGCGGTGCCATCCCAGGATGGCCAGCACGGCCGTCTTCCCCGGGCCCGCGCAGGCCTTCATGGCGATGCGCTTGCGCCCGGGCTTCCCAGCCTCCGCCAACACGTCCAGCTGCCAGGCGTCAGGCTCGAAGCTGAACACCTCCCGCGCGAACTTCACGGGGTTCTCGCGCCACTCCCGGATCTTGGCCGCGGCTTCACTCACCAGACGCCCTCCCCGTCACCAAGTCCTCGAGGGTTGCGGCAGCGTCCGAACCCTTGCCCTTGTTGGCTTGCACCAGGGTCAGCGCCGGCTTGATCGCCTCGTTCGCCGTCGCCACCAGGGCAGCGATGGGCTTCAGATCCTCACTGGTGCTCAGGTCCCCCAGGTGCTTGACCTTGCCCTCCGCAAGCTGGTGCAGCCGGTCCGCTGTCCTGGCCCCAGCCGCGGCGACGTTGGCCACGCTGTTCTGGATCCCCTTGAGCTGGTCCGCCAGGGTGCGAATCGAAACCTGTTCCGAAACCGGGAGCGATTCGATGGCCTTCTCGGTTGTAGCCAGAGTATTGGCGAGGGTTTGAACGGTTTCGGTCCGTTTTGAAAACAGCCTCGAAATGGTGGCCTTGCCCACCCGGAACTCCGCAGCCAGCTCGGTCACGCTGTTCCCGCCACCCCCTAGCGCGAGTCTCCGCAGAATCTCTGCCCGCTGCCTTTCGTCCAGCTTCGAGGGACGGCCCATTACTTCCCCTCCCCAAACTTCCACGGCCCCGTCTGGGACACCTGGCGCTCCATCTCCGCCTCCCCGCAGCTGTGGCAGAGGGGAGGCGGTGCGTCGTAGGGCTCCAGGTGCTCCCGGGTGGCTCCGCACTCGGGGCAGACGTATTCGTAGAGCGGGCTCATGCGACCATCCCTCCCATCCATTCCTCTCGCGTCGTGAGCTGGACGCCGTATTCCGTCGCGGCCTCCGCCTCCACCTGTTCGAGGTAGACGCGCATGCCCTTGTCCGTGAGCTGGGTGGTGGAGCCCACCAGCACGCGGTTGCCCTTCCAGGGGTCGATGTCCCACTTCCGGTAGCCCTCCACGACATGCTCAGGGTCGAAGTCCGGGGCGTCAGGGTCCGGGAGGTAGGACTCCTTGAAATGCTCGTGCCACACCTCAGCGCTGTATCTGCGCCCGCAGATCCAGGCCTGCTCCGCGATGTCCCGCAGGGGGCCGGCCCACATCAGGGCGTTGAGGCTCGGCTTGCGCTTGGCCTTGTGCTCCTGGATCAACACCTCCACCGGGCGCTCTGGGTCCAGGGGCAGGTTCTGGAGCAGCTTCAGGAGGTAGTCCACCTGGACGCGGGAGCGCAGGTAGATGGGCGGGATCTTCACCTTCTCGCGCTTCATGCCGCCACCCCCAGCATCCGGTTGACGGCCTCTAGCAGGTCCAGTTCGCTCCCGTGAAGCGCCTCGAACTCCTCCAGGCTGATGGGCCCGTAGGGGTGCGTCTGCCTCTTCCCGTTCCAGTGGTGGTTCCAGCAGAGGGGGATGGTGCGGTCGTCCCCTGCCTTCTGGCCTCCGAGGGTGGAGCCGTCGTCGTTGCGCTTCATGTGGTGCACTTCGGTGGGGGCCGTCTGGCGCAGGCCCTCGCGCTGGCACACGCAGCAGGGCATGGACGCCACCAGGGCCAGCCGGGCACGGTCCACCACCCTGGCGGGCTTGAGGGTCCGCTTGCGCGCCCTCTTCGGGTGCAGGGTGCTGTTCCAGGCGCGGTTCACAGCAGCACCCCCTGGCGCTGGACCCGGGCCGGCGCGGGCGCGGTGGTGCGCTCCACCTCGACAAAGCGGTAGCGGCTCCCGTCGAAGTGCATGGGGATCACGCCTGTTGGGCCGTTGCGCTGCTTCGCCACGATGAGCTCGGCGCCGGGATCCAGTTCCCCATCCGCCCCGGGCATGAGCTTCCGGGACAGGAAGAGCACGATGTCCGCGTCCTGTTCGATGGCCCCGGAGTCCCGCAGGTCCGACAGCTGGGGGCGCGCGTTGGCCCCGCGGCTCTCCACTTCCCGGTTGAGCTGGGACAGGACGATGAGGGGGATTCCGCGATCCTTGGCCAGGAGCTTGAAGGCCCGGCTGATTTCCCCCACGCGCACCGCTTCCGTCTGGCCCTTGCGCCCGTCCTGGGGGCTGCTCACGAGCTGCAGGTAGTCCACCGCGCCCACGTGGAGCTCACCGCACTGGGCCGCGGCGCGGTCGGCCTGGGCTCGGATTTCGGAGGCCGTGATCGTGGCTTGGTCGTTGATCAGCAGGGGCAGGGCCTGGAGTTCCTGCGCCGTCTCTTCCAGCCGGTCCCACTCCTGCGGCAGGAGGGTGCCCATGCGGTAGCGGTTGCCATCCACCTTGGAGTCAGCCAGGGCCGCGCGGTTGTAGACCTCGACCTCCCCCATCTCGAGGGACCAGAGGGCTACGGTGCTGCCGTGCTCCGCCATGTGCTTGAGCAGCTGGAGCACCAGGGCCGATTTCCCCACCCCGGGCCGGGCCGCCAGGATGATGAGCTGCCCGGGCTTGAGCCCGCCTCCCAGCATCCGGTCCAGCCGCGGGAGGCCCGTGGGGATGCCTGGCGCGCGCCGTCCTTCGGCCACGTCCCGGAGCTGTGCCATGGCCTGCCGTCCCACGTCCCCCAGGAGGCGCAGGCCCTTCCGCCCGGAGCCCTGGATCAGGTTCGTGAGCTCTGCCGTCGTGGAATCCAGCAAGCCTTCCGGCGTGCCATCCTGCGCCGCGGCACGGTCCGCCAGGTGCTCCCCGATGGCCACCATGCACCTCCAGCGGCGGAGCTCGCCCAGGCGCTTCACCAGGGCCTCGGGTCGGGACACTTCCTCCGCCAGGAGGATCTGCGTCAGGCCGGTGTAGTCCCGGACCTTGTGGAGCTCCTTCTGGGTCTGGAGCTGGGCCTTCAGCGTGAGGCTGTTGATTTCCGGGGGGTGCGGGTCCATCACCAGGGCGCGCAGGGCCCGGAACAGGGCCTGATGGTCCAGCCCGAGGAAGTCATGCTCGCAGAGCTGGGGCACGAGCTCGGCGGCCACGGCGTCGTTCCCCGGGGCGCAGAGGGTCGCCAGCAGGGACCGCTCGGCGTCCAGGTCGCAGGCTACGGCGCGGTTCCGGCTCATAGGCCCGCCGCCAGGGGCAGGGCCGGCTGGGCTTCACGCTGCCGGCGGGTGAGCTCACCACGGACGTAGCCGACCCAGGGGGCGGGATCCTCAGGCTTACCCACGCCGAAGAACCACTGCGGGGCCCGGTAGCGGGTGCGGTTGCTCGCCAGGTACGCCCGGCCCGCCGCGATGAGCACCTCCGGGGTGAGCTCCACCTGGGCGCCCAGGATCCTGGCCACGGCCTCCCCGAACTCCTCCGGCCGCGTGTCGATGGCCCGTCCGTCCGGGTCCTGCCGGTGCCACTCGGGCCCCAGGGTGTTCACCACCTCACGCACAGGCTCCGGGAAAGCCGTCAGGATCTCCACTCGGCTCCTGCGGGTTCGCCTGGGCTTCACCGGCTCCGGCGGCTTGGGGGCCCCCGAAGGGGGGGGTATTTCTGTATCTGACTCTGACTCTGAAAGCGACACTTGAGCGACTCGCTCAACCTGTCGCTGAGCGATCGCTGAGCGATCAGTGAGCGACGGTCCAGCGACACGCTCACCGTCTCGCTTCCCCCATCGCTTTTCGTTCGTTAGGCGAGCACCCAAGCGACGGCTCTCCGACACGCCCCGCGACTCGCTCCGCTCTCGCTCCATGCGATCGCTCACCAGCCCTTCGGGGGTCTCGCGGAAGAAGGCGCGCAGGCCAGCCCAGTGCTTCCGCATGGCCTTGGGGTCCACCATGGCGCGCCGGGCCAGGGTGTCGGGATCATCCTTCAGGAGCTGGTCACGCCACGCCAGGCACCACAGGCGGACCAGGATTCCCTGGGCCTCCAGCGGGAGGGCGTCCACGCCTTCGTCCAGCAGGTAGTCCGAGGCGAAGAACTTGAACCACGGGTCCATCAGCTCACCTTCTTCAGCGACTTGGGCTGGGCCTCAAGCCAAGTGGCGCGGTCTGCCTCGGACCTCCGCGGGTCCATCCATGGCTCCACGTAGAGCCAGCCGCGGTTCAGGGCCCAGATGTAGACGCGGAGCCTCAGGCGCTTGAACATCACGCCACCTCTTCGAGAATTAGGAGGGTGTAGGGGGTCTCCCCGCGGCGGATTCGGCGCTGCACGGGGAGGTTGAGGGTCAGGAACTCGGGCCGGTCGTCCACCAGGAGCCCGAGCTGCACGAGGTTGTCGATGATGCCCTTGGCGCCACCGATGAGGTTCTGCGTGTCGAGGGTGCCGCTGGACCATCGCTCGATGGTGAGCGTACGGGGCCCATTGGCTTGTGGGATGCGCATGCTTCCGGCGGCAAGATTGGTCGCGCGGATGAGCATCTTCCAGTTGGCCTTGAGCCGCCGGCGGGCCTGCCAGTGCATGCGGTCCAGTTCGTTCTGGGAGGGGCTGGCCATGGGGATGTAGAGGGTCCACTTCACGCGAACACCCCCACGGGCAGGGCCTTGCCCCCGTGCGGCAGCTCTTCCAGGAGCCGCCCCAGGGCCTCGCGCTCTACACGGTTCGGCTCGGGGTGCAGACAGACCCAGGCGGCCAGTTGATCGGCGTCCAGGGAGCGGAGGTGGCGGAGGGTGTCCATCATGCGGCCTCCTCAGCACCGCCCGGACAGCACGCGCCATGCGAGCGCTGCGCACTGCGGGACTTGGCCGTTGCCGAGGGCCTTGAGGCGGCCAACACGGCGAGGGACGCCGCTTGCCACGCGCGGAAGGTCTGCGGGTTCAGCGGCCCAAGGTCCGTCCAGCCTCTCGGCCATCCCATCAGCCACTCCACCCATTCCGGGTTGAGCGTACCGTTCAGTTCTTCCGGGGTGACCATCGTGCGGAGCTTGGCCCTCGCTCCACTCCCGCCCCACTTGCAGAGGGCCGCCCCCCCGGTGTCCGTCACAGCTGTCGGTGTGGGCCACAGGGCCTTGGAGGCCATCGTCTGAAGGCTGGGGCGCGTCCTCCCGGTCCTCCCGGCAGAGCCGCCCTGGTTCGTCCCGTAGCTGGTCGCCGTTGGCGTGGGCCAGAATCCAGATCCGCTTTCGGATGTGCGGAGCACCGGCATCGTCCGCGCCCAGCACGCCCCATTCCGCAGCGAACCCCAGCGCGGCCAGGTCCCCGAGAACGGTACCGAGTCCCCGAGAAGTGAGCAGTGGGGAGTTCTCCACGAAGACGTAGCGGGGTCGAACCTCGCGAACGATCCGTGCAAACTCCCGCCAGAGGCCGGAGCGGGCACCGTCGATTCCTTCGCCTCGACCAGCGGCGCTGATGTCCTGGCAGGGGAAGCCTCCGGCGATGAGATCAACGTGGCCTCGCCAGGGGTTGCCGTCGAAGGTCCGAACGTCGTCCCACACGGGGAACCAGGGGAGGATGCCGTCCCGCTGCCGCTGGAGGAGGACAGACCGAGGGTATTCCTCCAGTTCAACGGCGCAGACTGGCACATGGCCGAGAAGGAGTCCGCCGAGGATTCCGCCCCCGGCTCCGGCGAAGAGGTGCAGTTCACGAAGTGCCACATGCTCACCCCGCCTGCGCCAGCACGGGCCGGCTCTGGAACTCCACCTCAGCCTTCAGACCGGAGATGGCGGAGCGAATCTGGAGGGCGGCGCTGGCGTTCCCCTTCCCCCTCAGCGCAGCCAGGGCACCGTCCAGCTCCAGGATGGCAGCGGCGGGCGCAGGGAGGGGGTAGGACTCCAGGAGCACTCGGAGGTGGCACGTCGCAGCGTGGGCTTCATCACGGGCCCTCTGGGCGGCTTCCGCGGGCCTTCCGTGGTCCACCATGAGGGCGGCGTGCGCGAGGTCCAGGTGCTCCAGGACGTGGCCGAGGCTGAGGATGTAGCTCATGCCGGGATCTCCTTCCGGGCACACCCGGCGCTGGTCCGCTCCTTGATCTCCCGCCAGAAGGTCTCTTCCTTCTCGGCGTGGGCGTGGATGCTGACCATCTCCGCCGGGTCGATGGTGTTGTCCCGCAGGGCCTGGATGATTTCCGACGCGGCCTGCCCGTGGTTGCGCATCTCGATCACGAGCAGGGGAACGAGGTCTTCCGAGTCCAGGGGATCGGGCCGGGAAGCGGTGGTGTCCCTGCCTTCCATGGCCGCCAAGACGTCCAGCACCACCGAACGCCCGAAGACGCCATCCAACACGGGCACGAGGTAGGCGGGAAGGTGGCGGGCCAAGTCCTCCGGGTCGCGGTAGCGGGACAGCGTGGCGGGGTCGACGCCGATGCAGGCGGCTACCCATTCAGCCTTCAGCCGGTCCTCCCGGATGGCTCGGTCGATAGCCTCCGCCACCGCAATGGCTTGGGCCTGAAATTTACGGTGGATGGGCGGAACTTGGCTCATGCGTGGAGACTCCATTGGTAGAAGTCGAAAAATCGAACGTGCTCCCCTTCCTCACCTGGGACATGGCCGTGCTCTTCGGCGCTGCACCGCTGCGGATCGCACTGGAGAGCAGGCAGAAGCCCAAGCCGGGAGATGGGGTGGTGAGGCCGCTGGCGGTTCATGCGGCATCCGCTGGAGCCGTGGCCAAATGAGGGGGCCACAGGTCGGGGCGAAGGTCGGAACGGGACACTGCCCCGCCCGTCGCCTTCTCAATTTGGATGGCAAGCTCGGCACGGCACGTCTTCTTGCCGCTCACGATGGCGTGCAGGCTTGCGTAGCTGCTCCATCCCAGGCGGCGCTGGAGTTCGGCCACCGAGAAGGGGAGTTTGTCGCGGATGTCTGCCATGCCCTCAAGACTACGTTCGCAACGAATATAGTCAAGCCCGTCGGAGGATATTCCCCGAACGGACAGACCGATCATCCTGTGAGCATGGATGTTTGGCCGCAGAGAGCAGCGTTCCGCGAGGCCCTGGCCGACTACCAGGACAAGACGGGGATGACGCAACAGGAGGCCGCCATGGCTGGCGGGATCACCCTGTTTGGCCTGCGTCAAATCCTCTACCAGAAGACCCGCAAGCCATCCGCCAAGACGATCAAGGCCTTTGCAGCCCTCTTTGGGCGCTCCATCACCGATTTCATGGATGACCCCGGGGCTCCGCCTGAGGGCGCAAGCAGCGAATCCTCCGACATGGAGCGTTTCATGCTGCGCACCATGGGCTCGGACCTGGGGAAATTGACAGATGCCCAGAAGCAGAGCGCTTTTGAGGCGTGGCGTGCTATCGTCCGAGGGTATGTCCCGCCCAAGTAGCCCCTCATGGTTCGGACGGCGCTACCCGCGCCTTGAGGACCTGCTGGCATCCGCTGAGGCCCTGGGGTGCGCCGTGGGGTACGCGGACCTGGGAGAGGTGGCGCTCTACACCGCGCCGGAAGGTCTGGAACCTGCCGTCATCCTCCTGCCCCTCCGGGCCGGCCTCCTGGAACGGTGCTGGCTTTTGGCTCACGAGCTGGGCCACCTGCACCTGCACGCCGGCCCCCGCGGTGCCCTTCTGGAGGGACGGGACGAAGCCGCCGCGGATCGCTGGGCAGCTCGGGCGCTGATCCCCCAGGCCAGGGTGCTGGCCTATGCCAACGCCAGCTTGGACGCCTTCATCGGGGCCCTGTCTGCCCACTACGAAGACCTGCCCCTGGAGGACTGCCCGGCGCGGCGCCTGGCAGGGCGCATTGCGTCTATCCGGCTTCGTGCCGTGCGGGAGGTCGCATGAAACCATATATAACATCAATTGCTATATTCTCAGCCTTCAATACCGTATGTATAGGCCAACAAATAGATATGGACCTAATTACGAAAGAATCAGTTAAAGCCATAAAACAGCACAACCCACCTAATACCTGGGGCAAAGGGACGTTTTTTAATCTGAGTTTCGGCATGGGCCCAGGTGATGCTGCAAAAATTTATGGAAATAATGTAACAGTGCTGCCTCATCCTGAATTTGGATACAGCGTAACATCGAATAGGCATATAATGGTAACAAACGGTAGCATTAACAACACAAGTATACGGATAGAAGCCGACTTTTGCGACTATAGATTATGGAGAATACAGATAACCAAAAAGCGAGATTCCGTAACATCACCAGAAACAACCGCAAGGGAAACACATGCCTTATTTGGGTATCTTTTGTATAACTTGGTAGAGAAATACGGAGAATACAATAAAGATCTATTCGAAAACAGAAAGATTATCCGCTGGAATCCAGGTAATGCAATAATAGAAATAGATGTAAACAATACAGTATTATCGTACTATATAGAAAAAGGCCTTGAATCTTATAATAAAGACCTAGAACTGCACAAAATAATACAAAAGAGCCGAGATGTGAACCAGCTTTAGAGTCATCGTCACCCCCGCTCCCTGCCCTGCTCCGGCGGGGCTTTTCCGTGCCCGAGAAATTTTCTGGAACCGGGCTTGACTATGTTCGCGGTGAACGTATTCTATTCACGCAACCCCCCCCCAACAGGCGCTCCGAGAGCTGCTGAGGGACCAGGGGCGGCGCAACCCCCAAGCTGAGGCGCGGGGCCAGTTCATAGAGATCACCTGGGGCGGCGTGGAAAGCAGAACACGCTGCACGGCATCCGGAGCGAACCGACGCACCGGCCACGGATGCTGGAAGAGATGTCCGGTGCGGGGCAAGCCTCCTGACAGCCCAGAGGAGGAAATCAGCGGGTTACTGAACCCGCGGCATGCGGAGAGACGCACAGCCGGAGTAGCGCCCGGCCCCCAGGAACCCATCACCCCATCGCGGGGACGGCCCAGCAAGCGCAGCGCAGCGCAACGTATGGCCCCCGCGAACCCGTTCCCGCTCTGCCGCTGGCATCGGGCTTCCGGGGAGCCCGGCTCCCCAAGTTCATCACCCCCTCACCCACCCGCATGACGCGGGGAGCGTGAGCCCTACCTGGAGGAATCACCGTGACCGGACACACCCCCGGCCCTTGGGCCATCGTCGGGCGCTATGGCAACTACAAGGACGAGATCGCTGGCCCAGACGGTGACGCCATCGCCGCCGTCTGGACCCGCAAGGCCTACCCGAAGGCCAGCGACCCGCACGACGATCCCGAGGGCAAGGCGAACGCCCGCCTCATCTCCGCCGCCCCGGACCTGTACGAGGCGCTGAAGACGTGCCTGAGGGCGGAGGGCAACCTGCCGCCCGCCACCGTTGCCGCTGCCCTCGCCGCCATCGCCAAGGCCGAAGGGCGGTGACGCCATGGCCCGCATCCGCCGTCTCATCCCCCTTCCTCCCCCGCCCCCGCGCACCCCGGCTCCCATCAAGGAGGTGGCCGCATGAACACCTTCCCGTTTGGGCCTCCCGAACCCCCGGAGCATGAGGACCGCTGCAAGGTGTGCGGCTCTCACCTGACGCTCGAAATGGAGCGGGATTCCGAGACCTGCGTGAACTGCCAGTGCGAGGCCGCGGGATGCTCCGCCACCGCCTGCTAGCCATGGCCCGCGAGACCTACGAGCCCTCCGACGGCTGGAAGCGGCGCGCCGATCCCTGCCCGTTCTGCAAGGGCCGGGGCGTGTTCCAGTCCGTCCACCACGATGAGCGGGGCAACTACATCGAGCACGACGACTGCGACCACTGCGGCGGAACCGGCTGGATTCCCGCCCGCTACAAGGTCCGGCGTCGGCAGCGCCGTGAGCTGGGGTTGGCCGCATGAGCGCCGCCCTCCGCAACGCAGCCGCCCTCATGGCCTCCCGCCTCCGCCTGTTCCAGCGCACCGCGCAGCAGGCCCAAGAGGCAGACGCCCGAATCGACCTCGCCCCCCAAGAGCTCTGGGAGCCGTCCGACCAAGCCGCCCTGGACGCATACGAGGCCGCCATCAACGAGATCAACGGGGCCCGGCCCCTCTTCCCTCTGGAGCCAACAGCATGAGCGAAGTCACCCCCCTCCGCGTCTCCGGCACGTCCGCCCTTGCGGCGCAGCCCGACGACGAAACCCAGGCCCTCCGAACCGAGGCCAATGGCCTGCTCGAATACGCCAAGGGCCTCCGCGTCATCGACGCCGACAGCTACCGCGTCGCCGGCCACTTCTTCGCCGACATCAAGGCCAAGATCAAGGAGGTCGAGGCCGCCCGCGTGAAGCGCGTGAAGCCGCTGAACGACACGGTGAAACTCATCAACGAGGACTACAAGGCCCTCACCGCGCAGCTCGAAGCCGTGCTCAAGGTGATCGAAGCCCCCATGCTGGCCTTCCAGCGCGAGGAAGAGCGGAAGCGGAAGGAAGCGGAAGAGGCCGCCCGGAAGGAAGCTGAGGCCCGCGCTGCCGAGGCCCGCGCCAGGGCGGAAGAAGAGCTGCGCCGCCAGGAAGCCGAGCGCAAGGCTGCCGAAGAGGCCCACCAGAAGGCGGAGACGGCGCAGAGCCCCGTGGCTGCGTTCCTGGCCCAGGAAGAGGCCGCCCGCGCCGAGGCTGGGGCCCAGGCTGCCCTGAAGGCCGCCGAGGACAACCTGCGGCTGGCTGCCATGGCGGGCCAGAGCGTTGCCGCCGCGCTGCCCCCCAAGGTCACAGCCGCCGGGACCAGCCTGCGCCGCACCTGGAAGGCCCGGGTGGTGGACGTGAACGCCATCCCCCGCGAGTTCATGGTCCCCAACGAGCAGCTTCTTGGCCAGATCGCCCGGGACCAGAAGGAGAACGCCAAGGTGCCCGGCGTTGAGTTCTACACCGTCGATTCCATTGGAGGCCGCTAATGAGCGAACCCATGACCCCCGCCACCATCGAGCAGCCCAACGAAGTCATCCGCATGGACATGAACACCGTGCAGGGCTTCGCCGCCATCCAGCGCTGCGCCAAGCTCCTGTCGTGCTCCCCGCTGGTCCCCACCACCTTCCAGGGTGACAAGGGCCTGCCCTCCTGCGTGATCGCCCTGAACCTCGCGTCCCGCCTCCAGGCGGACCCGCTGATGGTCATGCAGAACCTCTACGTGGTGCAGGGCCGCCCGAGCTGGTCTTCCAAGTTCCTGATTGCCACCTTCAATCAGTGCGGGCGCTTCACCGCGATCCGCTACCAGATGGAGGGGGAGCCCGGGACGGACAGCTACGGGTGCCGGGCCTGGGCGACCGAGAAGGCCACGGGGGAGAAGCTGGTAGGCCCCCTCGTGACCATCGCCATCGCCAAGAAGGAAGGCTGGTTCGGGAAGAACGGCTCGAAGTGGCAGTCCATGCCGGACCAGATGCTCCGCTACCGCTCCGCGGCGTGGTTCATCAACACCATCGCCCCCGAACTGAGCATGGGCCTGCCGACCTCCGATGAGGTGCAGGACTTCACCGAAGCCGAGGTGGTGCCCGCCGGGAAGCCCGTCATCACCCACACCCTGGAGCCCCAGGCCCCGCCCGCTTCCTGGCCTATCGCGTCCCTGGAGCGCTTCGATGAGCTGGTGGACCAGGCCTTCTCCGCCTTCCAGCGGGACGGGCTGGGTGAGCACTGGAGCACGTTCCAGGACAAGTGGAACCCCAAGCGGAACGTGGGCGACGACAAGGGCACCATCCGCGACCTGGAAGAGGAAGTGCTGAAGCTCACGCCGGCAACTACTGAGGCCTAACCATGCGCACCCTCCGCATCGACCACGTCACCGACTACGGCTACCTCCCGTCCGTCACCGAAGAGGGGCGGGAGGTCTACCGGGGCGAGTTCCGCGACACGCCTGAAGAGGCCCTGGAACACGCCAAGCGCTACTTCATCCCCGTCCCTGCCACCACCTCCACCCCTCTCCCTGGCCTGGTGCCTGCTGGAGAGATTGACGCCGCCCTCGGGCGTGTCGCGGGGCTGTGATGGATGACCTCTGGAAGCTCATCATCGCCCTTTTCATCCTCGCCCTGATGGCCCTTGTCGCCTCCGCGCCGGAGGGGAAGGACGAGCCCCGCGTCTCCCAGAACCCGCACGGGCCGGAGAACGGGGGTGCGAAGTGAAGTGCCAGCTCTGCGGGGAGCGCGAGGCCATCCAGGACGCCGCCTTCTGCGACCCGTGCCTGGAGGTCTACGAAGAGGCCACCCAGGCGCGCAGCCCCATGGTTGCTCGCATCGCCCGCTACGCCGTCCGCTACTCCCGCTGCATCGCGGACAACCCCAGGAACGCTCGGCGCATCCGTGAGACCACGCGCCGCTACTGCACCACCACGGGCGCCATCGTCCCGGCTTGGGCCCGGGAGCGCTACGCCGTCCCCATCCAGGCGGAGAAGATCGCATGAGCCTCCCCAACTACCAGCTTCCCGTGGTGGACAGCCCCGTGGACTACTCCCGCCTTCACACGGCGGAGTGGATCCAGGCCCGCATCGCGGAGCTCCAGAAGCTCCGCCCTGACCCCCTGATCGCCCTTGCCCCCGGAGCCCCCAAGGACCAGGAACGGCTCTACCGCGGCATCGCCCGGGAACTCTGCGCCCTCCGGGATGAGCTGGAACTGGTCAAGCGCCTGGGCGTGGGGGCGAAGTGGCGCCCTGTCGACGCCCTGCCCCGCACCACGCCCCTCAACGCCCGCGTCCGCAAGTACCGGGGCCTCACAGCAGAACAGCTTGCCGACCGCATGCGCGCCCTGCTGCGCAAGGCCGAAGCCACCAAAGACCCAAGACTGGCCCAGCGCTACCGCTACCAGGCCTCCACCTACCGCTGGAAGGCGGAGCAACGCGCCAGGCAGCTTGGCCAGCCCATCCCCGACATGCCGAAGGAGGCAGCCGCATGAACGACCGAATGCACCCCCAGGACCTCAGAGCGGCGGTCAGGGAGGGACGGAGATGAGGTGCATCGACCTCTTCGCCGGAGCCGGCGGATTCAGCGAAGGCGCCAGGGCCGCAGGGCTCACCGTCGTCTGGGCGGCGAACCACTGGCCCGAGGCCGTGGCCGTCCACGAGCGGAACCACCCGGGTACGGCTCACCTGTGCCAGGACCTCCACCAGGCCGACTGGACCAAGGTCCCGGCCCATGACGTTCTCCTGGCCTCCCCATGCTGCCAGGGGCACAGCCGGGCCCGCGGGAAGGACCGCCCGCACCACGACGCCGCCCGCGCCACCGCCTGGGCTGTCGTCTCCGCCGCGGAGTGCCACCGCCCGCCCTTCGTGGTGGTGGAGAACGTCCCGGAGTTCGCGCTGTGGGCCCTGTTCCCGGCGTGGTGTTCCGCGCTGGAGGCCCTGGGCTACGCCCTCCGGGCGGAGGTGCTGGACGCCTGCCAGTTCGGCGTGCCGCAGCTCCGCAAGCGCCTCTTCCTCGTGGCCACCACCGGGCCGGCCTTCGACTTCGCTGGCCTGGGCGGGCAGCGGGTGCGCCCGATCCGCGAGGCCGTGGACCTCGATTCCGGGGACTGGCACCCCGTGGCTGATGTGCTCCGGGTGCGCCAGGGACTCCGCCCTCTGGTCCCCGCCACGAAGGCCCGCATTGCCGCAGGACGTGAGGCCTTCGGGGACCGGCCCTTCTGGATCCCCTACTTCGGCTCCAACCGCCGGGGATGGGGACTGGACGTGCCCATCTGGACGATCACCACCCGGGACCGCTACGCCCTGGTCCACGGGGACCGCTTCCGCTTCCTTACGGTGGACGAGTGCAGGCGCGCCATGGGATTCCCGGAGGACTACCGCCTCACCGGCAAGAGCCGGACGGACAAGTACCTCCTGGGCAACGCCGTGTGCCCGCCCGTCGCCACCGCCCTGCTGCACCGCGTTGCCGGGCTGGCTGAGGTCCCCCATGCCTGCTGACGCACGACGCTGCCACCACGACGAGATGAGCCCCGACTTCAGGTGCACCTCCTGTGGGAAGGAACTCGTGCTCCTTCCGCCGGCGCTAGCTGGGGCGAGGGCGAGGGAATATGGCCACCCGAAGAACACAAACCCCTACCAGGACGGAACCCATGACCGCTTCTCCTGGGACTGCGGGTGGGAAGAAGAGGGCGCCTAACGTTGTGCATAACCGGCGCTACAGCCAGCCGGACGTTTAAGAAACCAATCGGACGATGGCTGTAGCGTCCGAGTTGATGCAGGGGTTAGGCGATGCAGAGCGAAATGGATTTGCATGTGATTGGAAAGTTAAGAAAGGAAAACTCTGAACTCAAGGCTTTGATCGGGAAGCTCTTGGATGACATCGAAGGGCACACATTGCCGAATGTTTGGCTGAATGAGAACGCCCAGAAAGCCCGTGTTTTGCTCGGCAGGAAGTAGGCGCCTAACGAGTGGAGTTAACCGGCGCTGCCCAGCGTGGCGCCCAAAGGAGACGAAATGGATGAACTTGTAAGCAAAGCTGATGAGTTGCCGGTAGAGGCAGCGTCAAGGTTGAGCGACGGGTTAGGCAGCACTCGGGCGGAAGAACTGCGTGTGCTTGTTGAAGGGCTGGAACGGCTGCTGAAGTTGCATTTTCCGGCTCACGATAGCTGGAACTCAGGGCAAGGGCGATGGGAACGCGACAGGGAGAAGGCTATCCATGCTCTTCTGAAACAAATTGAAAGTGCCGCCTAACGATTGCGCTTAACCGGCGGCTATGCCGTCCGGGTTGAAGCGGCGGGTTAGGCCGCGAAACGAAAGGAAAGGATGATGCCATGGAACAGGTTTTGGATTACAACCGACAGGACGTAGTGATGGACGCGATCTGCCACGCGGCGAGGATGACCGCCGAAACCATGCAGCAGGAATACTGCCGTCCTGCTGTGGTGTTCAAGCCAAGGATCTTCATGGACGGGGACCAATGGTGCGCCCTTTATGGTGATGATCTTCAGAACGGCGTTGCCGGGTTTGGGGATTCGCCCGACAAAGCCATGCGGGCCTTTGACGCTGCTTGGTATGAAAATCGAGCGGCCTAACGACGAAGCTAACCCGCGCTGCCCTGCGTAGCGCCCAAAGGAGATGAAATGGTTGAAGTATCCGGAAATTCCGGGGGGTTGCCGGAAGAGGCAGCGTCAAGGTTGAGCGACGGGTTAGGCCCTGCCGAATATCACATTGTTTCAATCGCTGACTTTGCCAATGTGCCGGATGATCGGCTTTCCGCTTGTATTCAGGAGTTTGTCTGCTGTTTGTTCGAGTTCCGCAAGGTGCAACGCGAGACGGGATATGCACTGGATACCTTCACTTGGGTTGACGATGGGATACCGATGATCCAGGCCGTGAACATCGAAGATGAAACCATCCCGAACCCCAATTTTCCGAATGCTGAACAGGCCTAACGATGGGCATAACCGGCGCTACAGCCAGCCGGACGTTGAAGAAACCAATCGGATCGCGGCTGTAGCGTCCGAGTTGATGCAGGGGTTAGGCGATGAGGATTTACACATGGACAGCTTGGGGAACGAATAACGATGGAGAAAAGTGCAACATCCCCGTGGTGCTGGAATACAACGAGGCGCAACGTGGAACCGAGTTGGTTAAGAGGTTCAAGGAAGGCATTACCAGAATGATCGAAGAGGAATGGGACAGCATTACTGAGTGTGAGCATTGCATCCCTGAAAATCTGGCGAAGCTGGAAGACATCGCCAGGAAACTTGAATCTCACCCTGTCACGGCGCGATTCGCCTAACGACGAAGCTAACCCGCGCTGCCCTGCGTAGCGCCCAAAGGAGATGAAATGGTTGAAGTATCCGGAAATTCCGGGGGGTTGCCGGAAGAGGCAGCGTCAAGGTTGAGCGACGGGTTAGGCCCTGCCGAATATCACATTGTTTCAATCGCTGACTTTGCCAATGTGCCGGATGATCGGCTTTCCGCTTGTATTCAGGAGTTTGTCTGCTGTTTGTTCGAGTTCCGCAAGGTGCAACGCGAGACGGGATATGCACTGGATACCTTCACTTGGGTTGACGATGGGATACCGATGATCCAGGCCGTGAACATCGAAGATGAAACCATCCCGAACCCCAATTTTCCGAATGCTGAACAGGCCTAACTTTCAATTAGGCGACCTAACGAATCCGCCAAACCAAACGTCAGTCTCAATGTAAGTAAAACGTGATCAACCGACACAACGCCTGAAAACAAGGTAATGAGACGAAAGGACACGTTATGACCACCACCACCCCCAAGCGCATCCCCAAGAACCCCGACAAGGTGGAGGGCTGACGCCATGCCCCTGGACGAAGCTATCCGCGCCATCGTGGCCGAGATGCTGGATGCCCGCGTGGGCGACATGGAGGCCCACGTCCAAGCCCTGCGCTGCGGAGACGTCACCGTGTCCGAGGCCCGCGCCGGGGAGCTCCTGGGCATCAGCGGGAAGACCCTGGCCAACCTGCGCGTCTCCGGCGGCGGCCCGCCCTTCGTTGAGATCGGGGCCCGGATCGTCTACCGGCCCGCGGACCTGGACGAATGGGCGAAGACCCGGCGCAGGAAGTCCACCACCGAAGCCCAGCGGTTCAGGCCAACGGGATGATGCAGAGGCCCCCGAAAGGGGGCTTCACTCTGCCTTGGCGATGATGGCCCCGATGGTCTCCGAATCCTCCAGGCTGGTGGCCAGGGCGAGGTGCGCGTACCGCTCGGTCGTCTTCTGGTCCGCATGCCCCAGGAGACCCCCGCCCAGGCGCTTCAGGTCGATCCCCGCGTTGATCCCGATGCTGGCGAAGGTGTGGCGCAGGTCGTGGATTCGGACGTCCTCCAGCTTGGCCAGCTTCCGCACCGCCTGCCAGGTCCGGTCCAGGGCCGTGCTCATGTGCCCCGTGACCTTCCGGCCCCGCTTCTCCGGCTCGGCATAGGTAGCCGGGAAGACCCACTTGGACAGCTTGCTTGCTTCCAGGCCCCGCAGCACCGCCAGGGCCGGGGCGTTCAAGGGGATCAGCTTCACCCCCATGGTGCCGGACGTCTTGTGCTCGGTGAGCTGGATGTGCGGGCGGGCGGCATCCAGGCGCAGGTCCGCCCACTTCAGGGCCACCACCTCACCCTTCCGCATGCCGGTGTAGATCAGGAGGCGCAGGGCCGCCAACGCCGCCGGGTTGCGCCCGTGGTCCCGGTCCTTCTCCTGGTTCCGCTTCCGGCTCTCCCTGGGCTGGCCCGCCTCACGGATCGCGGCGAACAGGCGGCGGAGCTCATCGGCATCCAGGAAGCGCTCCCGCTTCGTCTCCTGGAACATGCCCCCCACCCTGCGCCAGGCGGAGATGGGGTTGGACCCCAGCGGCCTCCAGCCCCAGGACTCGGACAGGTTCAGGGCCCGGCTCAACATGGCGATGGCGTGGTTCGCCGTCCGGGGTGTGTCGCGCAGGCTGTCGTGGACCTGGGCGATGTGCTTCACCTCCAGGTGCTCAACCTCCAGCGAACCGATGGCGGCGTTCACCTTCAGGGCCAGGTACTTGTAGTTCGCTCCCGTGCGGGGCTTCTTCAGGGGCAGGTATTCCGCCTCGAAGCGGTCGAGCATGTCCTTCACGGTCTTCCCGGCGGGGCTCGGCTTCCGCGGGTCGTTCCCGTTCTTCACCGCGTCCCGCAGCCCTTCGGCCTTGGCCCGGGCTTCATCGGGCGTCAGCTCCCCCACCCTGCCCACGGAATCCTGCCTGGTCTTCTCGCCCTTCGGGGTCCAGCGCATCACGAAGGTGCGCGCCCCGTCCCGAACCCGCAGCCCGAACCCACGGAGGTCCGTGTCCCACAGGTAGCCGTCCGCCTTCCCTTCGGGGGGAAACCAGGTGTCGGCCACCTTCTTGGTGATGCGAACTGGCTGGGCGGCCTTCGCTCTCGGCATTGTCCCCTCCGATCCACGAGTCTATCCTTGGTCGATTCCCGGTCGATTCAGCTTCGGGATTCCTGGGGTAGGCATTTCAGCCCCCTAGTGTAAAATCAGGACTTACGGCACCAATCAGTCCCCGATTCCACCCATTTCCCCCCAGGTACACAACTACGAATCTGAGGGTCGGGCGTTCGAATCGCTCCGGGACCACCAATTGACACAAGGGTGCTGCGTTGAAAAAACCGGCACCTTTTTTTCTTTTAAAAAATTTCAGTGGGCACTGGTCTCCGGAGTTCGCAATCAGGTGCAGTGCCCAGCCCCCCGGGGGTCGTCCCCGGGGGGTTTTCCTTTTGGGGCCCCCTACCCCTTCCTGTCCTCCCCGCTGATCGCGGCAATGACACGCCGGGGGCCGGCGCTGTTGGGCCGCACATAGCGCATCGTCACGCGGATGTCGCTGTGCCCCAGCTGCGCCTGGACATCAGGGAGGATCGCCCCGGAGTTCACGGCCTTGGTGGCGTGGGCATGGCGTAGGGCGTGGATCCGCGTGGGTAAACCGATGCTCCGCACGAACTTCACCCAAGCGTGGCTGAGGGTCGTGGGATAGAGCGTCGGCTTGCCCTGCTCATCCAGGTAGGGGCCCATGTGGCCAGGCTTCCGGCGCCGCTCCACGATGCGCGCCAGGGCCTCCCTGGCCTCGCCCGTGAGGGCCACAATCCGGTCTTTCCGGTTCTTTGGGCTCCAGTCTCTCCGGCGCCGGACGTACAACTCTCCGGCATCCAGGTTGATGTCCACGAAGCGCAGGTTCATCAACTCGCCCCGGCGCATGCCACTCCCAAGCAGAACCAGGAACTCATCCCGGTACGACCCTTCATAGGCCTTGATCGCCGTCAGATAGGCGTCATAGTCCGCCACGTCCACCGGGGCGGCCTTGTCCGCGGGCACTTCGCTGAACGCGAGACGGCATCTTGGTACCAAGCCAGACTTCAAGGCGTAGAGCGCAAAGGAGCGAATGACGATCGCTTTGTTTCGAAGCGTGGTCTGGCCATTTCCACGCACGTTCTTGCAGAAATCCAGATAGGCATCCATGTGATGCGGCTCTGCGTCCTCAAGGTAATAGAGTCCGCTATTGGATTCACTGAAAGCGATGAATGCCAACAGGATTTTCTCCTGCTGGAATAGCCAGTGGAACGTGTTCCCCTTCACGTTGATGGCCTTCAAGAATGCTTGAAGGGCATCGTCGAGGGTGAGGCCCTGGCGCTTGGCGAAGCGCGAGGCACGGCGCATGGAAACTCCCTGACCCGCATCTGGTGCGGGTTTCAGGCTGCGCGAGGGCTTCCCTGCGGGTGGAGCGGACGGAAGGATAAGGCGTTTCGCTCGTGGTGCAACTGCCAACAAATCGACCTCCTCATAAGGCTTGGCTTATGGGAGGCAAGGGACGTGCTTTTCCCTTGTGATTTGATTAACCTTTTTGATTTGTTCCCAGCTGCCAAACTTGGGCCCCAGGCGCAGAAAAAGCCCCGCGGAGCGCGGGGCTGTGGGGGCCGGATGGAGGGCTCTACCAGCGGCCGCCGATGATCCCGAAACTGTGCCCCTGGACGTGGCCGACCCCCAGCACCAGGCGGCGCGGGGTCCATTCCACCAGGGCGCCCGGCCGTGGCCGGCCTTCGCCCACGGGCACCAGGAGGGCCGCACTCCACCGGGGCGGCTCCGGCAGCACCAGACGCAACGGCGCCTCCACGGTGCGCGCTGGCCCGAGCCCCACGCGGCCGCCGGGCCCGTCCAGCCATTCCACCGTGCGCAGCTGGAGCCGTGGCCCGTCCAGCCTGGCGAAGGTCGCCGCGTTGAAGGCCCCGCCCTCGGGCAGCGCCGGCAGCTGCGTGGCCGTGGTGGCCAGATGCTCCCCCAGACCCCGCACCGCCGCGGGGGGCTCGACAGGCACCCCCGGCACTGTGCGCACCACCAGCACCGTGCGCGCCTCGCCCTTGGGGCTCAGATCCCGCTCCGGACGCTCCGGCGCGGCCTCCACCCGCAGCTCCACCTTCCGATGGGCCGTGAGCCTCCCCGCCACGAACCCGCCGGCCGTGCCCAGCACCACCAGCAGCGCCGCCAGCAGCCGATGATTCACCGTTCGCAGCTGGAGCATGCCCGGAAGTCCTCCCGCAGCTGGTCGATGCTGGACCGCATGTGCGCCAGCTCGTTCTGGATCACCAGGAGCACGCCCCCTTGCTCGGCACGGGCCTTCTGGTCCTTCTCCAGGGCCGCCACGCGATCCGTGAGGCCCTTCCAGAGCGTGCGCAGCAGAAAGCCCACGATGCCCACCAGCAGCACCAGCAGGAACGCGAAAAAGGCCGCCTCGGCCCAGGTGAGGGAGTGAATCGCTTCGCTCATGCGGCCGCCGTGGGAGGAAGGGTGGGAGGCGCAGGGGGCAGCAGGCCCCGGAGCCAATCCAGGGCGCCCGGCGCGTGCGGGAGCCCCGCCAGCACCAGCAGCCCCGCCAGGTTGTAGAGGGAGGCCCCGCGGGCCGCGCAGTCGTAGGCCAGCACGCCCAGGGCCACCCAGCGGGCCGTCCCGGCCGTGCTTGCCGGATCCTTCAGACGCTCGAGCACTTCCCGAAGCATGCCCATGGCTACCGCCCCGCCAGTTCCAGCACGAGCTGCCCGCCGCCGGCCGCGCAGCTGACGTGCAGGCTCGTGGCATCCAGGCCCGTCCGGATCTCGCCCTTGGTGAGAGGAAGTGGGAACTCGCCCGTGCCGTTGATCTTCAACGTGGGGACCACGGCGCCCGTGAGGTCCGCCACCGTCACCGTGCGCACATGCGTCAGCGTGCCCAGCCCCACGGGACTGTCGTTCAGCGCCGCCGCCAGGTTCACCGTCACCCGCGTGACCTTCGTGCAGGCCTGGGACGCCGCCAGAAGCTCCCCGTGCTGCGCCGCCAGCAGCGCCTTCAGCTCCGCGTGCTGCGCTCCCGAGGAAGTCTTCAGGGAACCCAGGGCCTCCAGAAGCGCCGTGTGCCGGGCCTCGGCCCCTGCCTCCTGCTCCAGAAACGTCAGGTCCTGCGGCTGAAGGGGCTGGGTCGGAACGCCGTCCAGTCCGAGAACGAGAGTTGCCTGTGTGCTCATGGTCGCCTCAAGCCTGGTTGTCGGAAGTCGTGGCCTTCAGGAGCCGCAGGATGGACGGGCCGCGGCTTGGCACACCCACCGGATCCACCGTCAGGGATTCCCCGTCCGAGATGGCTTCCGCCCGCACCGCCAGGTAGGTCTTCGTGGGATTCACCACCGCGCGGCCTGCCTTCCAGCCCTTGTAATCCAGCAGCTTCTCCAACTCGTAGGTTTCCTCCCAGTAGCCCGTCCCCGTGGCCATCAGTCGCAGCATGGCCTCCGCGCTGTCGGACTGGACCACCGTTCCGCCGCCGTTGAACATGCGCGCCCAGCTCGATGTGAGCAGCACCGGCCCCGGCGGGATCGCCCGGAATCCCGCGGGCGCCTCCGCCCGCTCCCGGCCGTCCAGCACCAGGGCGAAAAAGGCCACGGCCACGTTGGATACTGCGTGTTCGCTCATGTTCCTTCCTTGCTCACGCCACCAGGCGCGTGAAAACGAGAAAGCCAAAGAAGCCCAGCAGCCCCACCGCCAGCCCCGGAATGGCCACCTTCGCCGCCCCGTAGATGGCCCGGTAGAAGGGCACCCTCCCGAGGATCGCCGGCACGTAGGCCCGCGTTTCCGCCGGGAGGAAGGGCGCCACGCTGCTGAAGCCCGAGCCGCCCGCCTTCCGGATGGCCCCATCCACGTTGCCCATGCCCCAGTTGTAGGCCGCCAGCGCCATGGCCAGCGGCTCCTCCGCCCCGTGGTACCGCTGGAGCAGGCTCTGCATGTAGCGGATCCCCGCATCCAGGCTTGCCGCTGCATCGTGGGGGTTCTTGTCTCGGCCCCAATCGCGCCAGGTCGCCGGCATGAACTGCATCACGCCCCGCGCCCCGGCAGGGCTCACCGCCCCAGGATCGAAACGGCTCTCCTGATGCGCCTGCGCCGCCAGAAGGGCGGGATCGTAGCGGTAGGCGTTCGCCAGGTTCCGGATGAGGCTCTGGAGCGCCGCGAAGGCTATCGGGGTGGCCATGCCTCACCGCCAGTAGGGCGCCCATTGGGACGCGAGATTGAGTACCCGCCACACGTAGTAGCGCACCGCCAGCGGCAGCTGGGCCTTGATGGCCTCGTAGCTGGCGCCGTACTTGCGCACCAGGCGCGTGACGTTGCCCGGGCCCCAGTTGTAGGCCGCCAGCGCCAGCTCCAGGCTGTTGGCGAACTTCGCCCGCAGCTGCTTCAGGTAGCTGCCCCCGGCCAGCAGGTTGTGCAGCGGGTTCATGGGATCCCCGCCGGGCATCAGCGCCTGGAACGTGGCGGGCTCGAGCTGGAGCAGCCCATAGCCCCGCTGCCCCGAGCTGCCCGGCGCCGACACCGCCCGCGGGTTCAGGCTGCTTTCCTTGTCTGCCTGCGCCGTCAGCAGCACCGCCGGAATGCCCAGCTTCTGCGCCGCGGAGGCGATGACGTTCTTCAGTGCCGCGAATCCCTGCATGGCCTCACCCGTGGATTTCCAGACACACGTCCACGTCCGGGAACGGGCTGGGCAGCGCCGCGGGCTCCACGCCCGGCGCCCGCACGATGCGCAGCTCCAGGGGCTGGCCATCCGGCACCAGGCCCTCCAGATACAGCTCGTCGTCCCCGCCCCGGGGCGTGATCGTGTGCCGCACCGTCCCGCCCACCACGATCTGGAGCTTCACCAGGCGCGCGAAGCTGCCGCTTCCGCAGTAGTACCGCAGCACCTGATACCGCCGCCAGCCGTGGCTCTGGTCCTGCGCCGACAGGCTACCGCTCCCCGCCAGCACTTCCCCCAGCTTCCCCGTCAGCTCCAGGGACAGCGCCTGAAGCCCTTCCGGGTCCAGCTCCAGCGCCTTCATGTCCATGTCAGGCCCCCTGACCCCAGAACACGATCTCCAGGTGCACCGCCCCGAACTTGAACGCGCTTCCCTGAAGCAGGTTCGCCGGCACGTCCACCTTCACCGTGGGCTGGTCGTTCCCCTGAAGCACGAACGGGGGCACCGGCACCGGGCCCTGGTCCAGCTGGCTGAAGGCCGCCACCGGCAGGTCCCCGATGGTCAGCACCCGCCCGTCGTGGCGGTCCAGCGCCAGGCGCATCCGCACCAGCCGCTCCGCCTGCCGAACCTCATCACGGCTCGGCATCGTCCCGTCCGCCAGGGGCTCCACCACCAGGAACGCCGCCACGCGATCCACCATCACGTTCTGACGCCCCGTGATCTCCAGGCTCTGACTTGTGGCCTGGCCCGCGCCCAGCTTCATCCGGAAGCTGGCCACCTGGGGCAGGCCCTTCACTCCTGCATTCGTCGCCATCGGAATCTCTCCATGAAAAAGGGCCCGGGACTCTCACGCCCCGGGCCCGTGTGCAGCCCGCAGGCCCGCCGCTACAGCGGCAGGCTGCTGCGCTTCTGGCCCTTCAGGACCACCACCACGTCCAGGGTCTTGTCCGCCGCGATCGTGAAGCCCGTGGGGTCCACCTCGAAGGCGAAATCGAAGGTCTGGCTCTTCGCCAGCAGGATCTCCTCGCCAGGGTTGAACACGTAGAGCCCGCCGGGCACGGAGGTGCTGAACTCGGGACCGCTGGCGGCCTCCGCGTTCACCTTCGCCAGCCCCGGGAACATCACCACGGGCTGGTTCACCTTCTCGAAGCCCTTCGCGCCCTGCTTCGCCACCAGGCGGCAGCTGCGAATGAAGGCCGCCAGGGCCGCCGGGTCGCAGGTGGGAAGCACCCGGATCTCGATGCCCGCGATCAGGAACTCACCCGTCTCGGGCATCTGCCCGCCCACTTCCAGGTTCGTCAGGTGGGGATACTGGTTCTTCTGGAGGTGGAACAGCTGGATCCGGCTGTTGCCGGGAACCTGGCCCGCACTCAGCTGGAGGCGGTGCCAAAGGGGCTGCGTGTCACGCTCCACGATGGTCTTGAGAGCTTCGGTGCTCACGGTGGGAATCTCCGGAATGATGGGCATCACGGCCGCGGCGGCCTGGCCCTTGGTGGTGGAAAGGGGCATCGCCTGCGTGGCGGCCCGCTTGACCTTCTTGCGCTTGCGGCCGGCAAGTTCTCCGAACATCGCCGCCCCCTTACAGGCCCTGGGGCCGGTTGCTCAGGCCGCTGGGCTCGGTGCCGGGCAGGAAGCTGATGCCCTGCATGTCCTCCTCCTCCAGGGCCCCCATGTCCGGGATCCACTGGCCCGTCTCGGGATCCCAGCCGCCCAGGCCCTCGACGTAATCGTCGTCATCGGCGCCCGCAAAGACGCCCGGCGCCAGCGTCGTGGCCAGGTTCTCCACGGTCTTGGCGACGGCGCCCACGGCCAGGTCCTCCAGGAAGCCGCCCTTGCTGCCCCCCAGGAACACGGCGGCACCGGCCACCACCGCGCCCGCGGCCGTGTCGCGGATCATCGCGTTCATGTCCGGGAACAGGCGCTGCGCCTGGCGGGTGATGAAGCTGCCCGCCAGCATGCCCGCGGCCGTGCCCAGGCCCTTCATGGCGATGCCCTTGAAGTTGATGGAACGCACCCGGGCCTTGAAGCCGCCCCCGGTGGGGTTGGCGCGGCGCCGCCGGTAGCGGCGGGGGGTGCTGGTGGGGTTGGCCTTCTTGGGAGCGGTGCGCTTGTGGCTCCGCTTACCCGTTCGCTTCTTGGCCATCGAAGCTCCTTCTTTGGGTTTGCGGCGACGCGCCGCGTGGGTTGTGGGGTTCGCCTCCAGCGCCTTGGCCAGGTTCTGGAGGTCGGCGCGGGTCTTACCCGCTGCCTTTCCTGCAATCGCCCGGAGCCTCCGGACGGTCTTGCTCTGCTCGGAATCGTTCAGGACATGGACAGTCGTTTTCATGTCATCCCTCATCCCTCAATGCCCCGGCCCGTGAGCCGGAACGTGCCCGTGATCTCGCCCGCGTGGCCGCTCATGCGCGCCTTGGCGGAACCCTTGAAGGCGTGGATGTATTCCACCGTTCCCCGGTCCCCGAACTTCGGCTTGCGCGTCACGTAGGCGATGATCGAAACCGCCGTGTCGAAGGCCTGCGGCTTCACGCCCAGCAGCCACAGCCGGCGCATCTTCCCATCCGTGACCATGAAGGGCGCTTCGGAGGCCTTGAACTCCCGGTAGCTCCCATCCGGCCCGATCAGCCGCGACACGCGCCCCAGCAGCGCCACCGTGCCCGGCAGCTCCGCGCGCTCCGGAAGGTCCAGGGTGAGCTTCAGCACCTGGCCCACTTCCGCGCCCGTCCACAGCTTCCAGACCTTGGCCACCTCGGCGGCATCGGTGGGGTTGAATCGGTGGACCTTTCGCATGGATCCAGCGTCCTTCTTCGGCGCTGGACCCGTGGCCGCACGGGGCCGCTTCTGGCCCGGGTTGATGCCGAGGCGCGGGGCATGCACCGCCTGCGCCTGCTGGCCGCCGAAGAGGCCGCGCTGGATGCTGGCCGGCGGCAGCGCCGCCTTGGGTTCCTGACGGGGTGCCCGGGCAGGTGCCTGGCTGGGTTCCTTGCGAGAGGCCGCCTTCCGGGCGGGCTTCGCCTTCGGCGTGGCCTTCTCCACCGCCGCCAGAATCCGCCCCAGCAGCTGCTGGAGGCCTTCCTGGTTCCTTTCCGGCTGGCACGAGGCGCCCTTCCACGAGAAGCCGGCCCGGCCCTTCGCCACCAGCTCCCCGTCCTTCTCCAGGTGCCAGAGACTCCCCTTCGGCGTGGCGTGCCGGTGCGGCGCAACGCCCACCTGGACCCATCGGAAATTGCGCCGCGTGCCCTTCCCGTCGCAGGCGGGGCACTCGGTTCCCGTGGGATGGATGCCCTTCCGCCGGCCGGTGCCCCCGCAGGCCTTGCACGTCTCCTCAAAGAACTCCCGCCGGTGGATCTCCTGCCCCGGCGAACGGTCATCCACCACCAGCACCAGGCCCGGCAGCTCCGGATGCACCGCGAAGCCGTGCCAGTACGCCGGGCTGAAGTAGTCCGTCATGCTGTCGGAATCGTCCGCGTGGTAGCCCTCCACCTTCCACCCGCGATCCATCAGGGTTTCCGCCAGCCATGCGGTGATGGAGCCCCGGTCGTAGTGGTCGTTCGGGTTGAAGGCCAGCGCCGGCTGCTGCGCCGCTTCTATCCCTTCGAACAGGCCGCGCTCCCGCGCCCCAGGCGCCCACAGGGCCCCGAACAGATCCGCTCCGGCCACATGGGCCAGCCCCAGGGCTTCGAGCCGCTGGAGGGCCGCCAGGGCCTCGCCCGGGGCCACCTTGGAAAGCGCCGCGAGGCCTTCCGCGCTCACGGGGCTCTTGGCCTTCTTGAGCGTCTCGTACACCTTCCGCTGCTCCGCACCGCTCGGGTTCGCCGCCACGGCCGCGCGCTCTCGCATGGCCTTGGGCGCCGGGCTCACGTCATAGCCCGCCCGCCGCCAGGCATGCACCTGGTCTTCCGTGAGGGCATCGGGACCGGCGATCACCACCGCGCGCGCCGCCAGCTCCGGGCCCAGGATCCGCACCATGACATCGCGGCCGGTGCCTCCGGGGTTCACCTCCGGAAACGCCGGCAGGGCGCTGCCGGTCTTGGCGGGGGCCGTGCCCGCGGGGTGAACCTCCCAACCGCTCCGGCGGAAGGCCTCCACGTCCCCAGGGCCGAACAGGCCGCCATCGGGGCGGGCGATCTTGAGCGCAAAGGCGCGGCCGCCGGGAAGGATCCGCGCCATGGCCTGATCCTCCGCGCGCTGCGCCTTCGAGAGCTTCCCGCCTGCGGCCTCCCACTCCTTCCGCTGCTTCTCCAGGAAGACGGCTTCGCCCTTCTTGGTGAGCGCAGCCTTCAGGGCCGCGCCGGCCCGCTTCGCACGGTCCCCCTTGGCGCGGTTGCCCTTGCCCACGCCGTAGTACTCGTTCCAGTCCTTGCTCCCGAAGTGCCAGTCCAGGGGGTTCTTCATGCACGACTCCGCAGGGCCACCACGGGCGCGGGCTTCGGCAGGGCCAGCACAAGGCCCACCGCCATCAGGCCCCAGCCCCACACGGGCAGGCCCCACACCGTGAAGTTGAGGGCGTCCTTCAGGCCCTTGCTGAAGGCGTCCGCTGGGCTCATGTCCTTGGTCAGGTTGTCCCGGGTCCGATCGGCGGCCTTGTTCACGTCCACGGCCTGGCGGGAAGCGTTCCCCGCCACCACCAGCGTGTTGCTGGCCTGCTGCTCCGTGGGCTTCACCTTCGCCTGGCGGTAGGCCGCCTCCGCCTGGGCCGCCAGCTTCTTGGAGGCTGCGAAAGCCGCCGTAGCGCGCCGGCCCAGCTCCGCCACCTTCTCCCCCATGCTCCGCGCAATGGGGTTCGTCTGGTTCACCAGCCAGTTGGCTACCTTGTCCGCGTTCTTGCTGGCGAACATCATCCCCACGCCCAGCACCGGCAGCGCCGCCAGCTTCGCCGCGAAGCGCTGCGATGCCTGGTAGGCGCTCACCTTCGTCAGCTGCTCCAGCTGCTGCGCCTGGTAGAGCCACCCCAGCGCCAGCTGGCTCTGCGCGTCCAGCGTCATCACCTCGCCCCACTCCTGGGGCGTGCGGGCCTGGCCCTTGGCGGCGCCTAGCGCCTCCCAGAACTTCCGCAGGTTGTACTCCGCTTCCGCCAGCTTCCGCGGGTTCGACTGGATCCCCGAAAAGGCCCACTGGAGCCACTTCGCGGGCTCCTCCAGCCAGGCGCGCACCTTGAACGTTTCCGCGTACACGTGCGCCTCACTTCCGCAGGGCCATCAGGAGCACCAGGGCCCCCGCGCCGATGCCCACCGGCAGAAGCCATTCCGGCATCTCTCCGGGCTTGCTGGGATCCTTCTTGCTGAAGGGGTTCCCGCCGCCTCCACCCGCGCCGCCAGCGTCAGGCGTTGTCAGGTCCGTGTCTGCGCCCGGCGACGTCGCACCAGGTGCCGCGGCTCCGGGAGCCGTGGCGGTCCCCGTGAGCTTCGTGATGACCACCTGCTTCAGCACGTCGGAGACTTCCGCCGGCAGGATCGCTCCGCCGCTCTGCTGGTTCGCCTGCTGGAGCTGCTGAATCTCCTGGGGCGTCAGGCTCCCCACGGGCTGGCCGCCCAGGAGCTTGGACATGCCGTTCTTGGCGGCCTTCAGGCCCTTATATGCCTTGTTCCCCAGGATCCCCAGGCCCGCCTTCATCTTCGCCAGCACGCCGCCGGCGGCGCCTCCCGTGGCCCCGATGGCGTAGAGGCTGGCCGCCGTCACCGCCACCGCCGCCAGGGGCTTGGCCACCTTCTTCAGTGCCTTGCCGACCTTCTTCCCCACCTTCTTGATGCCCTTCCCGAGCTTCTTGAGGCTCAGGCCGTCCAGGCCCTCGATGCCCCGCTGCACGCGCACCGCACGGCCGCCCAGGGCCATGCGCGTGGCGTTGCGGCTGCGTTCAAAGCCCCAGCCGGGCCGGTCCTCATCGCCCACCCGCGGCGTGCGCATCAGCTGCCGCGCGCCCGCCTGGCGCCCCTGGCCCCGGCGTCCCCAGGGAGGACGCACCACCCGATCCCGCCGCACGGCATCCAGGCCGCCAAAGCGCGCCTGGTAGACCGGGCTCCGCTGGAAGCCCCAGGCCGGCGCCGCGCCCCCGGGACGGATGGACACCGGGCCCAGGCCCATGGGCATGACCTGGGAGGCCAGCGTGGGCGTGCTGATGACCGTGGGCGTGCTCACCGTGGGCACGCTCACCGCGGGCGTGGTCGTGGGCACCAGGGACGTGACCGTGGTGGGGATCAGCACGGGCGTGTCCCGCGTGACCACCGTGGGCGCCTGCGTGAGCTTCGACATGCGTTTCTGGCGCGCTGCCAGCTGCGCCGCGCGCTTCTTCGCCGCCTTGTCGGCCTTCAGCGCAGCAGCCCGAGCCTTGGCGGCCGCCTTCGCCTGCGCCTTGGCCTGCGCCGCCGCGATGGCGGCCGGCGTGGCGGGCTTCTTCTTTTTCTTCTTCTTGTCCGGGATCGGAAGCCCAAGGGCAAAGCCCTTCTTCCCGATGTTCAGCGGGTTGGCGATCTTCTTCAGCTTCTTGAACACCTTCTTGAAGCTGAAGCCATCCAGGCCGGAAAGACCCGCCTCCGCGGGCATGAGAAACACGGCGCTCATCAGCGGCTCCGATTCATGAGGACCACGAGCAGGACCAGGCCAACGCCCGCGCCGATCACGGCGCCGTTGGGAATCCCTGGAATCCAGGTGCTGCCCGGGAGGTCGGGTGTCTTGTTGATGTTGTTGCCCCAGGCGTCTGCCACGGCGTTGAACTGGTACTTGGTCTTGCGCTTCACGTCCCGCAGCGCCGCCTTCGCCTGGCCCACCGCGGTCAAAGCCGACACCACCTGTCCAGACACGTTGGTGATGGTGTTCAGGAACGAGGGCAGAAGGCCCGTGCTCTGCGGTGCCACCGCCACGGGCAGGGACGCATCCCCGAAGCCGGAAAGAACCTGGATCGCGCTCATAGCAGCTCCAGATCCAGCCGCCGCGTGGCGTTGCGGAACTCCCATCCCGCCGGCCACCGCTCCGTGGCGTCGAAGGCGCGCCAGGCGCCATCCACGAAGGCCACCGGGTAGATGTGGGCCCATCCCTTCACGCCCGGAAGCTGGATGATGCGGGCCTTGACGGGAATCCCCGCAGCCGTGAACAGCGCCGCCAAAGCGGCCGTGAAATCGTCGCAATCCCCGATGCCGCCCCGGAACAGCTCCGGCAGCTGCTGGAACAGCTCCACATTCCGCGGATCGTTCACATAGCGCAGGCGGCCCTTCACCCACTCGAAGACCCGCACCGCCAGCGGGCCTTTCTTGTGGCCGTTGACCCCGCCGGCCACGCCGCTGAGGGCCTGCGCCAGCAGCCCGCGCGTGAAGGCCAGGCCCCGCGTGCCCTCGGCAAGAGCGGGCTTCACGACCTGTTCCCCGATGAGGCGGACTTTCTTGCGGGCCTGTTCGTCGGAACTGCCCCAGACGTTCAGGGTTCGCGTGAAGGAGGTCGGGCGTGCCCCCGCCTGGACCTGGCCGAGCTGGCCTTCAGAAGCCGCCCGGAGCCGGGGCGGTCGATAGTCCACGGGATCGGGAGCACGCCACATGAAGCCAGCATCGGCGCCCGTTCCCAGGCCCGTGGCCGCTCATGGCCTCGTGTGGCAAAGGGGACATGGGAAACGCCTCTAACGAAGGGGTTCCCATGAACTGATTCGGGTGGCTATGATGGGCGGGAACAAATGAATCCCACAAATACCCACTCGAAGTGGCTGAGACTCTGGGGAAAGGACCGATATGGACCAAACCAGATTCAGTCGCCGGATTCAAAGTTAGGTCGCTTTCCAGGAGGCTTTCAAATGATTGAAGTTATTAACAACCCATGGGTTGTTGGGATCGGCGGGGGTACCTTAAGCGGTTTGGCTGTTACCTTTTTTTCAAAAAAATGGTTAACAAAACGCGACGACAAGGAATTTCGACAAAAAGTCGCTATAGCTAATCAGGAGATTTTGTATGCCATTCGGCCGTGCATATCGGAAAGCATTTTGCCGACTAAACGGGTTATAATTCGCGTTATTGTTGCTACAGCTAGAAAGTATGAACTCGAAAAGAGAGACTTGCTAACTAGTGTTCAGGTTCTTCAAAACCTTATCAAAGAAGTTATGGATTCAAGTTTCATATCCGCAAAAGAAAAACATAGATATTGTGAAATGTTGTCGGATCTTATCGATCCACCAAAACAAGCGAATACAGAAGAAAATAAACAGAGGTGCCGAGACGAATCCGAAATATTTAACAAATCAGTATATAGCGACTATAGATCAAATTTGCTTACATCTGTAAGCATTATGCTTGGTTTGGTTGTCGCCGTGTTGTCGGTTTTTATGTTTGTATCTCAAAGCAAACAAATTTACACACCAACAGCAAATACTGCATTGAAGTTTATTAGCACGGTATTACCGACCGTCATCTCTGTTGTGTCAATCGCTCTTGTGTCATCTGGGATGAGATTGCTTTCTCGTAAAAGGGAACAAAATAGCAATGTTTCAATTATTGCAAAAGAGAACATTCAGATCTTCGATAAACAAAACGAACTCACAAAGTGATGAATGCATGGAGGCGAAATGACTACGATTCGAATTGGAGAATTCGAGGACAGTTTTGTTATCCATTTTGGAACCGAAGAACGCCGAATTAATGCCTACACTCTAGCGAGTACATTGGCGAACCTCGCAGATGCAGCGAAAGCGGCCAATGACACTATCAATCCTGGATACGAAATTGAAATTGTTGTCGAAGCCATTGGTAGTGGGAGTTTTAAAGCCAAAATTTCGTCATATTTCCAAAATCAAAACAATCTATTCTCTGGCGCGGGTCTCAAAAATATCGTGCTAAATATTATTGCAAGTTATATATTTATACACACATTTCAACCTGATTCAAAAATTGAGATTACAGTGAATTCTTCAGAAGTCGTAATCGAGCATGAAGGCGAAAAAATAATTGTGCCTCGTCATGTTCACGATCACATCGTGGCTCTCGAAAAGGATGAAAGGTTTACGCAATCCATTGCTGCCGTGTCGAAGTCCGTTGAAGAAGATGAAAAAGTTGCATACATCGGTTTTGCGCGAAACATGGATGATTCTGTTCCACAACTTACTATCCCGCGAGAGCGGCTCCAGCGTGCTTCGCTTTTGGCCGGTGACGAGAAGCCAATCATTCGCGAAATCACCGAACATGCTGATGTTCAAATTCTTCGGGCCGTTTTAGCTAAGTCAAAGCGTCGTTGGCAGTTTTCAATGGGCGGCATTCCCATTTCAGCACCGATTCTTCATCAGGAATTTTATAGAAAATTTGCCGCGCATGAAATCACGATCGCTCCTGGAGATAGTTTGAAAGTAATCATGCGAGTTAAGCAAAGATTGTCGCCAGGAGCCGGTATTTATGTTAATGAGGCTTATGAGATCATCGAAGTTTTGGACCATATTCCAAGGGTTGTAGAAATACAACAATCAATGCCAACTTGAGTTTAACAGCCCGTGCGGCCTAACCACTCCATCAACACTGCCAACTTCTATGGCTCTGACCAAGAGCCTGCGGCTGTTGGTCCGGTTATGTCAGTCGTTAGATGCCTTTTGTTTTTGTGATTTTCACATTTTACCTACAGTCAGTATTGTAGAAGAACGAAACTTCATGTAAGGGAGACACGCATGATTGTGCGACTCGCAGTTCTCGCTGCCACCACACTCCTTCTTCAATACGGGAGCTATGTTGGCAACCGCAGCTCCAAAGTTTTTCATCAGTCCACTTGCCGGTATGTAACCCAAATTAAGCCTGACCATCGCGTTGGTTTTTCCAATCGCCAAGCGGCGATTGATGCTGGATATCGCCCCTGTTCCTACTGTCGGCCGTAACATCTTGCCAAAACCAAAGAAACATGGACCATTTGGTCCTTGCTTCTTTGGTGTTTTATGCAATTTCCTATACTGTCTAACCGCGAGCTAAAGTTGGATGCCGCCTCTGGTTTTCGAAGTTGTTTCGTTAGCACAAGGAGCCACAATGTCTACAAATAAGATACTTAAGGGCGTCTCGGGTTGGCTATTGCTTTTGACAATTATAATGACGATTCTAGGTCCTCTGACAAGAATTGGCAATTTTATGTCAGAATTCGAAAACACTGCTGGAAAATTCCAACTATTTTCGCAAAATATCCAATGGATGCGCTACCGACAAGCGGCTTTAGCTATTATGTTATTCGCAATTACGATTAGTATCGCATCTGGGTGGCGTCTTTGGAGAATTTACACACCCAAGAGTGTAATCTTTGCAATCTGCGCCCTTTGGATTGCTGGACCTATATCAAAACTGTTAGTTGTAGCATCGAGGCTTTATATCTTTGAAGGCATGAAATTCGAGCCAATGCTTCCAGAGCTAATGGCGTCGTTTATTACCCCAACGATTTGGTCATTATATCTTATGAGGTCTATTCGCGTCAAAAATACATATGGTTTTAGGGCCTAATGCATCCGCGTCTTGATCATCGGTTCGCTGTGCCAATCAATGTTGATCAAAATTTATGTGTAATGCCGACATCTCGTCCTCCCATCTTGTTTTGAAAACTCCTATCTATCACTTTTGCAAAGCTTCGGTAACGCCTATTACCCCCTCTCGGTGCCAAGTCCTCAGGCCTTCACTCTCTCCAAGACTTCCTCCACCGTTCCCCTGTGCCGCTCCTCCACGCCCAGCAGCCCCACAGCTGCACTGACGGGCACAAATCGCAGCAGGCCCTTCCACTGCTCCAGCGTCTCCGGGGGCACCAGCTCCCGCAGCTCCGCTAGGATCGCCTCCGCGCTGGCGCCTTCGTCCAGGCGCTGCCGTAGCAGGCTCTTCAGGCCTTCGATGTCCATGGGGCTTTCCTCCAGGGCTTCGGCCGCCTCCGCGGCCTGGGTGATCTCCTCCGCGGTGGTCTTCCACTGGCAGGTCCAGGCCTGCCACCAGGCGCCCAGCTGCTCAGGCTTCTCCGCTTCCTGCTCCACCGCCTCCAGCGCCTCCAGCAGCTGACGGGCCTCCGCGTTCTCCGGGTGGTCCTCCAACTGCTCCTCCAGCACCGCCAGGGCCTCCCGCAGGCTGTCCAGCGCCTCCGCGAAGGCGTGGGGCGTGGGCAGCGTCGCCAGGGGCTGCACGTTCCCGGGCGCAGGGTGGGGGGCAGGGGTAGGCGCCGCCAGGCCCTGGCCCCGGCGCTCCGCCAGCATGCGGGCCTTGATCTCCGGCTTGGTGCGGGCCGGGATCGGCTTCGGGGCCGCGGCCTTCGGCTTGTTCAGGGCCCCCACCACGGCGCCCACCAGGGAGGACACCCCTTCGGGCCCTCCCATGGCCCCCACGATGCGGTCCAGCACGTCCGGGCCCGGGCCGCCCGCCTCCAGCTTCCACGTCAGCTCCTGGAGCCTCGGCTGGAGTTCGTCCCGCACCTCCCGCCGGCCCTCTTCCAGGCCCCGGGCGTGGCCCTTGGTCTCCGCCTCCTCCAGGGCCCGGCGGTGCCGGTCCTCCAGGTCGCGCTTCTCACGGTCCCAGCGGTCCCGCTCCTCCAGCCGCGCCCGCGTGTCCGCCGCGGCCCTCAGGGCCTCCAGGCTGGTGGCGTCCGGGCCGCTTCCGCCGCCCTTCAGGCCCAGGGCCTCGCGCATCATGCCCATCAGCCCCAGCGTCTCCCGCATCTGCCCCATGGGATCCGGCCGCTGCTCCGGCTCCGCCGCCACCGCCGGCCGCGCCGGGGGCACGTAGTTGGCCGGCGCTTCCACCGTCACCACATAGGTGGTGTCGAGGATGCTTTCCCCGTCCGCCCAGCCGAGCATGCGCCACTCGAAGCGCCCGAAGGTGCCTTGCTGCATCGCCCACTCGAGCGTGCGCCCCTCGAAATCCGGATCTCCCAGGCTCAGGGCATGATCGTGATCCAGCATCACCTGGGTCTGGAACACCCGCTGCGCCTTGGGCCCGCCCGTCTCCACCAGGCGGTACAGCTTCAGCACCAGTTCCGTGCGGCCCTCCGGGCCCTCCCCGCCGGGGCCGTTGGTGGCGAGGTTCCGCAGGCTCTCCATGAAGCCATAGAAGGGCCGCAGCTTGTCCTTGCGCGTGGCGGCCTCCTCCTCCTGCCGGCGCCGATCCTCCGCCAGCACCTCCTCCACGGCGCCCCGGGCCTCCAGCCGCGCCGTGCGCGCGGCCACTTCCCGGGCCATCTGGGGCGTGAGGTCGCGCGCCAGGGCCTGCATGTGGCCGGTGGCCTCATCCAAACGCGCCTGGGCCTGGGCTTCTGCCGTGCGCACGGTGGCGGGGTCCACCTCACCCACGCCAGGTGCCACGGGACCGGGGGGCAGCAGGCCCTCCTGACCTCGGGGCAGAACGGTCTCTCTCAGCTTGTCGGGCAGAGGCATTGGGGGCTCCTTTGCCCTCTAAACTCCCGCCCCGAGGCCGAACAGGTGGCCGCAAGTGGCCAAATCGCCCATTCCCCCAAGCATGCCCCCGCCATTCCCCCGGCGTGCCCCCGCCATGCCCCCAGCATTCCCCCGCCATGCCCCCAGCATTCCCCCGCCATGCCCCCAGCATTCCCCCGCCATGCCCCCGAGGCGTGAGGGGCAGACGGAAGCGCACCCGGCGGCTGCACACGAAACGGTTCATTTTTTGGATTGACTCTATATCGGTTTGTGGTAGTTTTGGTGAATCTAAATTCATTTCATAGGAACGGTATGTTATTCGCTCGCCTTACATTCCAGGTTCTCCTTGCACTGCCACTAGCTGGACAGACCGAGCAGAACCCCAAGCCACCTGTGGTGAAGCAGGCAAAGGATCCGATCACCGATTCGAGCGCCAAGACTGACCAGGTGCTGGCAACGAACCAGTATTTTACGGGTGTCCGATACGAACGAGGCGAGGGCGTTCTACAGGATTATGCCGAAGCGGTGAAGTGGTATCGTAAGGCCGCTGACCAGGGGCATGCAAAGGCCCAGTTCAGACTTAGTGTCCACTACGGCGCCGGCTGGGGTGTTCCGAAGGATTTTGCCGAAGCGGCGAAGTGGTCTCGCAAAGCGGCTGACCAGGGACATGATCGGGCTCAGTACAATCTTGGTGTCCACTACTACAACGGCGCGGGTGTTCCAAAGGATTATGCCGAAGCGGTGAAGTGGTATCGCAAGGCCGCTGACCAGGGATATGCAGAGGCCCAGTGCAGCCTTGGTATATGCTACTATCAAGGCATGGGTGTTCCGCAGGATTCTTCCGAAGCCATGAAGTGGTATCGCAAGGCAGCTGACCAGGGGCATGTAAATGCCCAGTTCAGACTTGGTGGCCACTACGCCTACGGCAATGGTGTTCCAAAGGATTATGCGGAAGCGGCGAAGTGGTATCGCAAGGCCGCTGACCAGGGGCATGCAACGGCACAGCTCCTCCTTAGTTCCTATTACCTCTCAGGCGAGGGTGTTCCGCAGGATGATGTCGAAGCGGTGAAGTTGTGTCGTAAGTCTGCTGACCAGGGGAATGCAGATGCCCAGAGCTTCCTTGGTTCCTTCTACGAAGACGGCGCGGGTGTTCCGCAGGATTATGCCGAAGCGGTGAAGTGGTATCGCAAGGCCGCTGACCAGGGGCATGCAGAGGCCCAGTTGAAACTTGGCCTCAGCTATGACAGCGGCAAAGGTGTTCCGCAAGATTATTCCGAAGCTTATGTTTGGCTGACTCTCTCGGCAGCCAATGGGTACAAAGATGCCCCCAAGATCCGAGATAGGACAGCCAACAAACTCTCCCACCAAGCCCTCGAACGGGCCCAAGCCCGGGCACGGACACTCCACGCGGAGATCCAGGCGAAGAACGGAAAAAAATGACTTAGCAACTCTGGGGCTGGACTTGTCAGGGTTGGATGCCCACACATAACAGTGAAGCGCCTCATATGGCCATCCTGGATGGGCCAACGGGAGCATAGGATGCACAACTCCCAAGCAAGGGGGCGTGGCCGAGCTTTACAAGACTTCATGCCCGCTTCTTGTACAGGATGAAACGCGCATCCACTTCATCCCAGGGCAGGGCGTTCTTCACCAGACCTTCAATGCACGTCCGGTCAATGAAGATAGTCCGCTGCGTCACCCGCTGAACGCGCAGGATGCCCATGGCGATCCAGCGCCGCACGGTGCGGGCGGACACGTCCAGGAAGATGGCCGCGTCCTTGATGCGCACGGCGCCGCCCGTGGCCACGCGCCGGATGCGCTGGATCAGTTCCTCAGGGGTCTTCTGCTGCTGCATGGGGTTCTCCTAGATGCCGGTGTCGAGGCGCAGGGCTTCGCGCAGAGTTCGAACGAGGGGCGTTTCCTGCTCCAGCAAGCCGGGGCGCTTCAGGTGCTCGATGTGGTCAAGGATTCGGGCGGCCTTCCGGGCCCAGGCGGCCGGGTCCGCGTCGGCGCTTCTGGCGATCCGCACGGAAGCCCCGCGCAGGCGCTCCACCTGGCGCTCCCGGTCGGTGATCCAGTGGGCTTCCCCATCGGCCCGGCGCCGCTCTCCCAGGGCCGCCTGGGTGGCGCGGGCGAAGTCCAGGCGCTCCAGGGCGCCGCAGCGGGCCGCGGACCAGGCGGCCCAGGCCTCCCGCCGCCGCAGGGCCCAGGGGCTCCGATCCGCCACCAGGCGCAGCCACACCCGCGCCGCCACGTCCCGCCAGGCGAAGCGCTTGGCCGGCAGCAGGACGGTGTACCGCACGTCCCGGACGCGGTGCTTCTGTGCCCACTTCTTCCGGTTCTTCGCCCATCGGGCGGTGGACCAGCGGAACAGGCTGGCCTTCCGCGCGATGACGCGCCACTTCTTCCGGACGTAGCGTTCCCGGCACCGCTCCACGCGCCAGTCTCCGCCGCACACCAGGGCGTGGATGCCCTCCAGGGGCTGGCCTCCCTCGAAGCCCTTCACGGTGGGGCGCTTCCCGCGCACGGGGTTCCACCCCACGCGCCGCCAGCGGCCCCTGGGCCCGCAGGGCATCCCCACCGTGCTCCCCATCTGCATCAGCGGCCCGGCCAGGGCCCGCGCCGCCGCCCGCTCCGGATCGTCCAGCCCCGGCCGCGGAACCTCAATGCTCCAGGCCTCCCCACTCTCCGGGTCGATCTCCTCCGCACGGTAGGCCGGCAGGCCGTCCCGCAGCTGCGCATCCTCCACGATGTTCTCCGCGTACCGCGCCCAGGTCGGCAGCAGCACGCTCGACAGCTTCCGGAGCAGGGGCGCCGCCCCGCCGCAGCTGAAGGCCCGCAGCCGCCGCATGGCGCTGGCGTAGTGCGCCAGGCCGCCCGGGCCCTTCCGGAGCTTGGCCATGTCCTCCGCCTTGGCGATGTACTTCGCCACGTAGCGCGCCGCCGCCGAAATGCCGCCCTTCCGCCGGGCGTCCCGCATCTTCTGGGAGTGCAGCCGGTCTACGTCCAGCTGCGAACGCTCCCCCACGGCGCTCTCCCATTCGTCCCACAGGCGCACGTAGCTGATGCGGTGCCCCCAGACCACGAGCACCACGTGCAGGTGGAAGTTCCAGTTCCCATCCTCGCCCGTGACGCACTCGGAGCCCCGGAACCACAGCGCCACCCAGCGCGGCCACCAGCGCCGCCGCAGCAGCATGGCCCAGGCGTCATGGGCCTTCTGCTTCAGCGTCGGAATGTCCCGGCCGTTCCGCACGGTGAGGGTGAGGAAGCGCACGTTCTCCGGCCCCAGGCCCCACTCTCCCGCCAGGGCCAGCACCTTCTCCATCTCCTCCGCCCGCTTCCGCTGCTTCCCGCGGCCGCAGTGGGGGCAATGCCGGTCCTTGCAGCGGTGGAGGCCGTAGGCGCGCGAAACCTCGCCCCGTGCGCTCTTCCAGAACAGGCGCACGATGCGCCCCCAGGGCTCCCCGCAGCCCTCCAGGCGCTTGGCCTCCTTCAGCAGGGCCGAGGCCTCCACCTCCCGGGCGGCCTTCACCAGGCGCTCCCAGCGCTCCGGCCAGGGGCTCACCCGATGCCACACCCAGCCCACCAGCTCCGCCAGGCTCAAAGGCCCCGGCTTCCGGGCCTTCTTCCTCGCGCGCTCCGCCGCGCGATGGTTTCCCTTTCGAGTTTCCAGGCGTGCCTCCGCCTCGAAGCTCCGCCGGGCCTGGGCCTCGATGCCCAGCGGCCGGGCCCACACGGCCAGGGTGCGGGCGTCCTCCCAGCTGGACGGGTCGAAGACCCGGGCCGCATGGTCCACCTCCACGCTGATGTGGAGGTCCGCGGCCACGTCCGCGGGGCTGATGCGGAGCCCCTGGGGGTGCTTCTTCTGAATCCCTTGAGTCATCTACCCTCCGGGGTTCACCGGCCGCGAAAATTGCGGCGCGGTGGTCAAGACTAGGGGGGCGCACCGCGCCCCCCTGGGGTTCCGATCAAGCGCCCGAGGCCTTCCGAAGCGGCTGCATGGGCGTGTTCATGTCCGCCTCGAAGCGGCGGGACCAGTAGGCGACCAGGGCCCGCTCCCGGGCGTGGGCGTCTGGGTAGGCGTTGGGCCAGGTGGCGGGTGCCTGGTGCGCCACCTGGAGGGCCACCAGCAGCCCATCCCCGGCCGGGTCCAGGAAGCGCCCCAGGAGCGTGCCCAGGAAGCGCTCCGCCTCCAGGAGGTCCGACAGTTCCCGGGTGTAGGAGCTGAAGCCGGCGGCAGGGCTCAAGGCCTCCCGCAGGGTCCGGATGCGGGCCTGGGCGGCCTCGAAGCCCTGCCACACCGGTTCCAGGATCAGGGCGGCATCCTCGCCGGTCATGACTCGCCCGCCCCCAGGTCCAGCGGGCGGCCCTTACAGGCCTCCCGCCGTTCCTGGTCCTTCCGCTCCTGTGCCCGCCGCTCCTGCCGTTCATCCCGCTGGCGCTCCAGCTCCATCCGGTGGGACGTGAGCACGCCGCGCAGCTCCTTCTCACGCATGCGCATCGCAGGCCCCCCCCGTGCAGCACTCCCGGAGCTCCGGGCCCAACAGCTGGTCGATGAGGGCGCAGAGCGCCCCGCTGCGCCCCACGCGGGGCAGCTGGGCGGGATCCCCCGGCCGCGTGGCCGTCCACAGCTGCGTGGCCCGGTCATGCCGCAGCTCGAAGCCCCGGTACATCACCACGGCGCTGTCGTTGCTCATGCCAGCTCCTCCGCGGCATTGCAGGCCGATTCCAGGGCCTCCGCGGCCGTCTCGGCCTCGTTCAGGATGTCGCCCACCTGGTCCAGCTCCCCCTGCGCCTTCTCGCCGCTCGGGCCCTCCTGCCAGGTTTCCGAATGCGCGTTGAAGGCATCCTCCAGGCCCTCGAACAGGGTTTGAAGCTCATCCTTGATGCTCTCGGCCTCGGTGCGGATCGCCTGGAGGCGCCCATGAAGGGCCTTCAGCGTGGCCTTCTGCTCCCGGTTCATCACGCCCTCCCTTCCGTGCAGGGGCGGGGCTGGAGGTTGGCCAGCGTCTCCCGGGCCGCGTGGGCCCTGGCGCGCTCCAGACCTTCCAGGGCCTCCCGCTGCTCCCGGTCCTTGCGGTGGGCGGCTTCCAGCTCCGCCTGGGACACGCGGCCGCGGGCTGTGCCCCGCGGGAGTGCTCGGCCCCGGGGCTCCCTGGGCATCGCCCAGCGCACCAGGGCCACCAGGCCCACGAAGGCCAGGGCGCAGACGCCCAGCAGCATCGCCAGCTCGAACAGCATCCAGAGGATTTCCATCAGCATGGCGGCCTCCTACCAAAGCTCGATGTGGACGTGATGACCGCAGGCACCGGCCTTGCCCCGCAGGTGGATGGCCAGGAACAGCGCCTCGCCCACGTCTTCGGAGTGGAAGTCGTGCCCCTCGGGCACCACGGCCGCCAGGGCCTCGTGGAAGCGGCTCACCAGCTGGAGCTTCTTGTCCCCGGTCATGGGTTCCGGCTCGGCCACCGGGGTGGTGGTGGGGTTCTGATCGGACATGGTGCCTCCGGCCCCGCCGTCTCCAGGCAGGGCGAAGCCCCGGCCCATCCAGGGCCCGGGGTGAGGTTCAGGGAGGCGGCCCGGACCTCCGGGCCCCCTCGGGCATCCGTCCGGGTGCCCTCATCCGGAGGGCTCCCGCCTGGCTTGCGGGGGATCGGGGCAGCAAGGCGCCGCAGGACGCGCCGCGCAGCGGGTTATGGGTTAGGCCTTCCCGCCCCTACACGAAGACGCCCCGGCGCCTGGATACAGGCCCGCCGGGGCTGGTCTTCACATGACCGTCACGAGGATGGAACGCATCATCGGCCTCCAGAGTTCGCGAGGGCGAGGTTAGCCGTGATCCGTTGCAAGTCGCAAGGGGTCTACATTTCGGGAACGCTACGAATCTGAGGGTCGGGCGTTCGAATCGCTCCGGGACCACCAATAAACACAACACTTACGGCCACCCACAAGGTGGCCGTTTTGGTTTTTGACTCTAGTTTGACTCTACGTCTCCAGATTCGCGGGAGACCCAACACCAGCGTGGCTCTAGCGCTTCGGAAGAGGTGAATCTGCATCCAGCAGATCTCGGTGCCGTCGTGATCCCGATTCCCCCTGTCGCCCCCCCGGCAGAGAGATGCCTTGGAGAGATGAAGGCGAGTCCTCGCATCGGGATGGGCACATGCCATCCCTGTGATCGAGATCATAGAGTTTCCTCGCCATTCCTCGCGGAGGATCGGCAGGAAATGGGCATCTTGCGGGTTGACGACCAAGCCCCAAACCTGTGGAAACGCTGGTGTTGGGGAGGCGATCGTGATCGACCCGAAGGGTGGCAAGATCTGCGTGGCGCATGACTGTGGAGCCTTCGGCCTAAAGCCAAGATTCGGGGCGGTTTCGCCCGCACCACGCTATGGCGCGAGGGGCAGCGCACGCGCCAATCGGCGCAACATGCGGGGGGCAAAGCCATGAGCCAGCAGGCCCAAGCCCGCGCCAAAAACGTGGTGCATGCCCGGATCGGTCGCGAGGCCTACACGGCTCTGGAAGCCTGGGCAGATCGACAGGGGTGCTCCCTCACCCAGGCTCTCCGAACCCTGCTGGCCGAGCTTCGCCAGCGGGAGCTGGAGGAATCTTCGGCCTCCCGCTTGGACTCCCTGGCGCGTTCCATGGTGGCCATCCAGGAGCAGCAAGCCCGGATTGCCACCCGCATCGAAGCACTGGTGAGCATCCTGCGAAGCGTCGAGAATGGCCAGGCCGAGCGGGAATCCCAGATCCTGCAAACGCAATCCGGGATCGTTGGGCTCTCCCAGCTTGTCTACGCCCACTTGCTGGGCATCGTGGAATCGAGCCCCCGATCCGCCGAGATCGCAGCTTCGGCGAAGACCAAGATGCAGACCCTCCGGGGGGAATCCTGATGGTCTATATCGGCCCCGGATTTACGCCAGGCAGGTTCGGAAGGATGACCCCTGCCCGATTTGACCGTCGGGTCTACTACCTCGCAGCCGAGCATGACCGCGATGCCGTCATCCTGGCGGGAACCGCCGAAGCAGAGTTGAGCATCGAGCAGGCCATCGAGGCTCTGGGAAAGGACAGCGAGTACCACGAGATCGTGATCGCGATGAGTTTCGCGGAGTCTGACGCCATGCGTGCCAGGCGCCCGGACGATCCCAGAGGGGAAGCCCTTGCCTCTGGACATCGAGTGGCGAAAAGGCTCACGAAGGGGAAACCCTACATCCTGGTTCTGCACGAGCAGGACGGCAGGTTTCATTTCCACCTCGCCGCAAGGGGTCCACTACCCACCAATGCCCTGGGGCGGCATGGCGAGGTTCAGCGGGCATGGGACCTGGATTTTTTCCGTACTGAAGGTCGGGTCATCGACTGGGATGCGCACCGTCGATTCCAGGCCAGCAAGACCCAGCTACAGGCGCTGATCCGCCAGCAGCAGGAGCATGAACGTCAACGGCGGGAAGAGGTGCGAGCGGCAGCGCCAGCGATGAAATCCGAGGTTGGGCGTGGCTTCGAGAGGAAGAGCCGGGAGCTGATCGAGCAGCGATACCTGCTGGAACTCTCCACCCTCGAAGCCCGGTACGAGTCGCGAGGCACTCAGGGAAGCCCGGAACATCGAGCGGAGCGGGAGCGAGCAGAATTCCGCCGCACAGCCGCACTCCACCGCCTTGAGCACAGAGAACATCAGCGCCAGATGCAGGACGCCAAAGGCCGCATCACCCAGATTCTTGGCGATACAGGCCGACATGCCTCCAAGGCTATCTGTGCCACAGGACAGGTTTCTAGGACCGCTCTCGACCAAGCACTCCGAGAAATGGGTGCCCCTCGCCCGCTTCGAGCTGGGGCACGCCTCACGGTCACACTGGCCACGGAGGCCTCTCAGGCTGCCCTCAGAGCCGCCCTGGAAGCCTCGAAGGCCGCCGCACGGAGCGCACTTCACTGCGCCCGTGGCGGTGCCTCTCTGGCCGTCGGACTGGTCGCTGCCCCCTTCACCGGAGGGGCCAGCCTGACGAAGGGGATGCAGCAGGTGGGCCAAGAGCTTTCCGCCGCTGCCCAGGAGGCCGGAAAGGGCCTCGCGAGAACCGCCCAAACGACCGCTCAGGGAGTCGGCAACCTCGCTCAGGCCACCGCCAGGGAAGCCACGCCTCGCGAGCTTCGCACCATCTCCGATGTCGTTGCGGGCCAACCAGAGCGTCTGATCTCCCAGGCATTGCCTCAGGAACTCCGGCGAGCTCTCCAGGTGGCGGGGGTTCTGCCCGCCTCGCCAATCTCCGTAGCGCTTCGTCTGGCGGCAGATCTCGCCCGAAATACCCAGCCTCACTCGCGAGCCCTGGAGGTGGATCGATGACAGTAGATGGTCTCCTGCGGCTGCTATCCATTTGGCACACCGCCGGGTGGGTCCTGGCGATCACTGCTGCGATCGGCATCCTGGTCACGCTCATCCGTTGGAGCCTGATCGAAGGCATCGATCCTCGCTGGTGGCTTCAACGTGGGCACTCCCCCTGGACGCGGTGGATCTTAACCCGCGCCCACAAAGCCTTCGTGCCCTTGTGCGTGGTGATGATGGTGGTTGGCTATGGCGTCCAGACCGCCAGCCAATCCACCCCGTTTCGCATCTGGATCGCCGAAAATCCTCGACGCCCCACCTGGCTCACTCTCGCTGCGCTAGCCGTTGGATTCATTGGGTGGCTTTCATGGGATCGCCACCCGAAGCATCTCAAACGTGGAGCAGGCCGCCCCGATGCCCAATTCCGAGATCTGCCCGAAGACTTCGGGCGCTGGGATCTCGTGGATGGGAAACGGATGGGCGACGGGCGTCCAGCCTGCTTTCTCCTGGCCTATCGAGACAAATCGAAGGTCTCCCGCCGCGAGCTGCAAGCAGCCCAGCGGAAGGCCCGCAACCTTGCCCTGCTCTCCCTGCGCTGGGAGGTCCTGAGCCGCCATATCCTCCTGCTGGGCATGCAGGGATCAGGTAAGACCACGACAGTCTACGGGCACATGATGATCAGCCTGGAAATCCCCTGGATCTACCAAGATTCGAAGGCAGAACTTCCCCTGCGTGAGCGTTTCCCGGATCGTCCCGTCTGGGGGCTAGATGTCCGAGGCCACCGCTCTCGCAGCGGAATCCTGAACTTCATGCGCGAGATCCGCACGGCGGAAGATTTCGACCTGATCACGAATTACGTGTTCCCCATCAACCCGAAAGACGCGAATCCGTGGGTGCGGGAACTCTCGCGGGTGCTTTTCGGGGCAATCCTCCGTTCCAAACCATGGGCCAGCATTCAGGAAATCTCACGGACCCTGCGTAGGACGCGCCTGGAGCCCTTCCTGGATCTGTTGGATCCCATCTGGCGCGATCTTCTCTCCGAGCCCAAGAGCCAGGTCCCTGTGATGCAAGATCTAGTGGCAACGCTGGCCCGCTGGGAGTCCCCACGGGTGGCAGCCATCACGGAGGGAGAAAGCACCGTCACCCTGGACGACTTTCTGACCCTCGGCGGTTGGGTCATGAACTGCGAAGACTCAGACGCGCTCCGAGCGCCGGTTCACCTCTTTTGGGCCATGGCATTGGGACGCCTGAGGAACCGCCCCGAAGGAGCTTCGAAAATCGTTCTGCTTCTCGACGAGTTCGGCGACGCCGGGCGGCTGCCGAACATCGTGCGAAGCCTCATTCTGCTGCGATCCAAGGGCGTTTCTTTCGTGGCTGGGCTCCAGACCATCGGTCTACTCAAGGACACCTATGGCGACCAGTGGCAGGCAGTGGCCCAATCCTTCGGCTCGAAAATCTGGCTCTGCCGGAATGCCGAAGAGGATTCTCGCGAGCTGCTGACGAGGGTTTTGGGCCGCTGGATCCGGGTCATCAAGGGCCATCACCCCCACACCAAGGAGACGGAAAGCCCCGTGGATCTTGTGCCCATTGATGCTTGGGGGAAGTGGTCCGACGAACGTGCCGCCATCGCGAGATCGAACGGCTACACCTATTGGCTGCCCTTGAGCCTGGATATCCCCCGTACGCCTTTGGGAGAACCCATGGCCCAGCGGGATCCCTGGGAGGAGGCCGAGGAACTGGCAGCGAAGGCCCTTCAGGAGATCGCCGAGCCAGAACCAGGGAGCGATGCCCCAGAACTCCTGAAGGAGACAAGCCATCAGGAGGTGATCCCTGGCCTGGAGCTGCTGGAGCACCTCCGGCTGGAAACTCCTCCGTCCCAACCGTCCCAACCGTCCCAGCCCACAAACCCCGAGGTCGAAGTGACGACCTCATCTGAGGAGGAATGGCTATGAACACCAAGTCCATCAACGAATTGCAAGCATGGGCGCTCTCCGAAAGGAGCAAGAAGCGCCAGTGGCCCGATATTGCCAAGGCACTGCTGGACCGAGGCGCATCCCCGGCAGATATGGCTCGGGCCATCCTTCCGCTGGTGAAGCAGCATGGGGCGGTCCTGGCGGTGCTCCGGGCAGCCGTGCTGCTCCCTGAGCCCAATGCCGATTTCGCCGCCGTGAGGAAGGTCTTCGAGGACCATGGCGTTGACCTGCGGGATTGCGTCCATCACCTGATGAGCCACTCCCTGAACAAGGCTTCCAACACAGCGGAAGCGGCAAGGCGCTTGGGAATCCGGCCTGCGTAGGTCAGGCTCCTCCCATCGAGGGCATGGGAGGCCAAGGCTTTCCGTGCCCTTTCCCGTGTCAGGCACTGCCGGTTGTCCTGAACCCGCGCCACGGCGGGCCTTCCCGCTCTCTACCCGGTTCCCGGTGCGTTCCCGGTCCAGCCCTGGGGAGCGGGGGACCCCGGCGTGTTCGTGCCCCGACCCGGTGGGCACGGAGAAACGCCATGACCTCTACCAGCCTTCCTCTCTTCGACCATCCGACCAACGCTGCTCCCAGCCTGCCCAAGAGCTTTCCCGTGGCCGAGACGGTTGCTCTTTATGGCCCTGAGTCCCTCTCGGATGCCCAGATCATCGAGGCCATGTTGAACCGTGTCCGCCCCGGACGGGCCGAGGAAATCCTCACCCAGGTCGAAAGCCTGGGGCGCTTGGTGGCCTTGGGACCTGCCGAACTCCAGGCACTCGGGCTCACCAAGAGCGAGATGGCCCGATTTGCGGTCCTCCAGGAGGTGCAGCGCCGCTCCACCCGAAGCTTCGAACGCCCCCGCATTTCTTCCCCCAGGGCCGCCGGAAACTACCTGCTACCAAAAGCTCAGGGTTGGACCGAAGAGCGATTTGGCCTATTGGCTCTAAACGCCAAAGGTGAACTTCTCGCTGATCGTGTGCTGGCCCACGGCACGGCCACCGCTTGCCTGATCAGCCCCCGTGAGTTCTTCCGTGAAGCCCTCCGTTTCGGTGCGACCACGGCACTGGCATGGCATAACCATCCCTCAGGTGACCCCACGCCCTCTCGGGAAGACTGCGCACTGACCAATCGCCTGCGCTCTGCGGGCGAGAGCCTGGGCGTGCCCCTTGCTGACCATATGGTTCTTGGCCGAGAGAACTGGCATAGCTTCCGGGCAGCAGAGAGGTGGGCTTGACCTTGGATCCAGGCATCAAAATAAATGCATTAATGTCTGGGTTGCCCCAACACCTCGGGCTAGAGCCGCTGCCGTCGAAATTCAACGGGAAGATATCTATTCGAGCGCAACCGAAGACAGGCAGCGAGTATTTCCTGATTCAGGATGGACCTGGGAACTGTGCTCGTTGTCGGAAACATCTATGCCTACGAACCCTTGTTCCGAGCTGGAATTGCCCCCTCATTGGGCCACAGGAAAGGTACCAAGAAGGCGGTATACCCGGTTCGCAGATGAAATCAAAAGGATCCTAACAGTGTCTATTTGGGACACGTGAACTGTAAGTTGTCAATTTGATCAAGCTTAAACAGTCCAGAAGCATTAACCAACGCCACATACAATCCACCTGGAAGTGGATCAGTCCCAACTATAATTATAAGAAATGAGCTGAGCCCATGTTTCGATTTTATGAAACAATCCTGCATGCTTTGAATATCGTTGGATGATGGCTGAGGCACTTGTTGTGGATGAGTGTGCCAGTCGCCAACATAATGAAGTCCAACTTTGTAATATTCGGCTATTTCACGACGTTCAGCGTTTCTATCTGGGAAAAATCTATCCTGAATCCGTGAGCCTGTGGCCAGCGTCACCCCAATGCGTTTTCGGGGAGCCCCGGTAGGCCCCTCCCGGGCACTTCGGGACCCGCAAGCATTCCGGAGAAGTCCCCAGAGGGGCGTCTTGAGGT